ATTGCTTCAAAAAACTTTCAACGCTCGAAAGCTCAGCATTTACTGCATCGCGAATCCACGACAGGGATTCGTCGCTGTAGAGGGCCTTAATAGCCTCGGGATTATCGAGGACTTTGCCTGCGTAGTCCATGTTGTCCACTTTTTCAGTCAGCGATGTAATGAACTCCAGCGATTCTGCACGGCTCTCCGCAAGGGTTGCATCGCGACCACCACGTTGCTTCTTTTTGCGGATCAGCACATCAACCGCTTTGCGATGCTCCCGCGATGCCGTACCGAACAGGTGAAACGTAATAGGCTTACCATCTTCGTCTTCCAGCACCTCACCAGTAACAGGGTGCTTCAGCAGCATTTCAGTGGTTTCCGACAGTTTCAGCGAGTCAATTTTAAACATTGTTATGTCCTTTGGTAGAGTTGCCCTTACGGGCGGTTATGAGCTATACTGCTCTTGGTTACGCGGCTAGTGCCGCTGTTTGTGTTGCTATTAATTCTTCGATGCGGTTTAGGAGGGATGCGAGGTTGACGTTGTAGAAGGTTTCTTTAGAGCCATCAAAACGTTCCAGAGGCTGCTTGTACTGCGCTCTTAGCTCCCTCAACAATGTTGTCTCAATCTCTCTAGGGAGCATGCCATTATTGAAATAGTATGCCTTGAGAACTTCAAAACTCTTACTCGATTCTCTGGCAACAGACTTGCAACGGACTTCCGGTTGTCTGTTTGTGATTCCTACCTTAGTCAGTTCATCGACATGTAGAACGTACAGATAACCAGGCTTCGCTATTTTATATCCAGCCTGTACGCACTGTGGGCAACCTCCGTGGGTGTTATCTGGGTGCAAGTGGACGTTTGGCGTGACGTTGAACCACTTGTCATGCTCCGTGCAGCGGAGCGTAACCTTCTTGTTATTCTTAACGTAGTCTGCCTTGGTATAATCGAAAGCGTCCCCAAACTTTTTCTTTCCTTGCTGGATGAAAGTCTCAGTATCACTTCTATTCTTGATCCCACCTGCGATCTTTGCGCACTTGGGACAGCCAGCACCTTTAGCATGCGTAGAAGCGTATGCCACAAAACACTCTTGATGCACGTGACAGTAAAGGTCGAATTTGGTGTGGATGCCTGTCCAAACGCCTTCAACATGCTCGTAGCTGAACTTGTCGCCGTGATGAAACCGAGATTCCTCTACAAACTTTGCGAAGTCTGCCCTCTTGGCAAGACCATTCCGTTTGTATCCGCATGTTCGACAACCCTGCCCCACGAGATGCGCTTCAGGGGTCATCTCGAACTCATTGGCACAAGCATTACACCAAATCTTTACTTTTACATCTGATTTAGTGTAGACAACGGTCTTGTAGTCGTAAGCTTCGCCGTGAATCTCTCTGCTGCGCGTTATAAAATCTTCCTGCGTAACTCTGTGTTTCAATCCGTTGTACTCGTAGGCGCATTTGGCACACCCTGTACCGCGCATAAACGTTCCTGCGTGTACGTGGAAAATACCATGTTCATAACACTCTACCTTGACCTTGGAAGATGTTCGGGCGTACTCTATGTGTTGCAGTCCATACTTATTTCCATGCTTTTCAACACAACGTTTGAGGTATTCTTCTTGCGATAGTTTTGCTGGCATACATCTCTTTCTTGAATATTCTTAAAGTAGGTCTGAAAGAATGCTCAAGGAAAGGATGTAGAGTCCTGTTTTCCTTGTTGCATTTGTAAGCGGCGCTTCACAGCGTTTACTTACAACAGAGGGCCGAAGCCCTCCTAAAACTATTACGCAGCGACCGTCACGATTTCGTCGTCCAGGTCGATGGTGATATTCATTTCGAGGATCGAGTCCGCACCGCCGATTGATGTAGGGACAGATGTGACCACACCAGTGAAGAACTCAGTTTCGCCAATCAGAGCTGGGTAAATAACCTTGAATGCGCGCGGCGCACGATCAGCGAAGGCAGCACGCAGAGCTGTCAGGTCTGCGCCGCTATGGCGTGCTGCCTTAACAGTCATCTGACCAAAATCTTGCGCGCCGCCGCGCTTAGTGATTTTGCCAGTCGAAACGTCCGTGAACGAGACTACGTTGGTTTTACCGCCGATGGTGCCAAGGTCGCTGCACTCAGTAACTTTGGTCCAAGTGATGGTGCCAGCGGAGAAGCCAGCGTCATCGTGCGTGGTCGGAAGTGTAGAACCGATCCACAAGGTTGTAGTGGCTGATGTATATGCCATGTCGTATTTCCTTTAAATTTAAATTATCTTTGCAAGATATGCTTGTTATACGACTAGAGCCGTATTCTTGTCGTGAGCCTTACAGCTCTGCCTTAAAATTCCTGCCTATATTTAACCCTCACTGCACACCAGATAAAGCCTGCATCAATCATCGCTTGACTGGCATTAGGTGTTTGCTCAACAGAGAAAGTTTGGTACAACTCTTTACGGTCAAATGGGAACAATGCTACGATGTCGTCAGATAAGCTATCCAACGCTTTCATGCCCTTGCCCACTGGTACATAAGTGTTTATTTGGAACACGCCCGTCTTACGCACTCTAGAACCATCTACAGTAGGATTCATCGTAGACGACATCAAGAACATCACTTCGAGCCAAGGTGCATTCACCGGCTTGTTGAATGGCACGCCTTCGAAAGAACATGTCATATTGTTAGCGCGAGCGTAAGCAGCGATAGCGGATTCAACTTCTTGTCGAATGTTCATAGGTCCGCCTTGATGTCATTTTCACCGTACAATACCGGATTGTAGATGAGCGCCTTGCCTGTCCAGTACCAGCCGCTATCAGGGTCTTTGCCCTTGGGCCAGCCTTTGTACTCAACTCTAGTCGCATAGCTAAGATTGTTAGACAGCGTGACAAAGCCGTCCTTGCCCAAGAAAGCATTCCCTTGCTTAAGCATCTCCAAGCGTGCTAAACTGCCAGCACCTGACAAGTCTCTTGCTGCCGTCGTGGATGTGTCGTAGCCGTTAATCGCAGGGAACCAGTTGTTGATAAACTCGCCATCTACAAATGGCCCCGGCTCAATGCTACAGGTTGCACCGCCAGGGGAGCGATTGATCGAGTAAGAGAACCGCTTGATCGCTACTGTGGTAAGCTTGTAGTTGGTCTCTTGTAGAACACGTTCTATGTTAGACTTCAGAGAGTCTAGAAAACTTCCCATATCTCTCCTTCTTAATAAACAGAATTATACCATCGGACAGGATTCTTGTCAATTCTTGACGACGTATGAGCCACTGAGAAGTGTTTGCGAGTAGCCTGCTGCCCTCACACAAACTTCGTAAGAATAGAATCCTTGCGGAATGTCTTGAGTGGCAAACAGTACAGCATTCTTAACATCTTGACTGATGCGGCCTTTAGCTTCCGCTACGATGCCGTCCTTAGACGAAATTGTCCTGAAGATAGCCATACCGCTTATCACAGCAGGTAGACTCGTAGCCTCTTCGTACACAGAGAACATATCAACAGAGTCTTCGCCAACGCTGTGTACGATCTGCTTCGAAGAAGCCCCGAAAGGCACTGCACGAAGAGGTGCCTTGGGCTTTGCTGCGTTAGTTACGTCGTCCTTTGCGAGAGCTTCGCATCGAACCACCACTGTGCAAGAACGCATCACTCGTCTCCGATATCAAGATAGATGGTACGTTCATCGGTACGTGGAGGCTGAGTTGCTGTGGTAATCTTGCAAGCGACCGTTGCAGAACTACCTGGAGTGCCGCCCGTCACGAACACTGTAGTATTAACACCGTCAGAGAACGTGCCGGAACTGCTAATTCCGTTGACAGTGAAAGTGACATCGGAGATAACCACAGCGTTATTCTTATCCGAGATATCGTTCAGGTAGTCAGCCCAGTTGAACGTGATGTCAATTGTTGCGTCAGGGTCTTTGGTAGCGCGAGGCTTCTTGACATCTGACAGATTCCACCATTTCCCACCCGAGAAAATCGGAGATGTTGCCATTACATTGATCGTTCTGGCTGTGCTTGGAATAAACATAGGAATTGCCTGTGGTGTTGTTAATTTTGCAGAGATGGTGGCGCGCGCTTGAATCGCAGCTTGTAGAAGCGTGGCTGTTGGGTTTGTCAGCGTTGCAGAGACAGTGGATGCACTCTGCAAACTCGCACTTAGACGGACAGCCGTGGCGAGTGATGCTGTCACTGCTGAACTGCTTGCTATGGTTGCTGACAATCCTGCTGATGGCGCTGTCAAGTTTGCTGTGACAATCGCTGCACAGACAATTGCGCTTGACAGAACCACTCTTACAGCCAACCCTGCACTCACTGTGGAAGACGACACAATCGCGCACGAGAGGGCAACGCTTCCCGTTTGAGCTTGGGATGTGCCCGGCAATGCGCCAAGCGGCGCGGCACTGAGTGGGGCGAAGCCGAGCATTTAATTAGCTCCCGCGCCGCTGACAACCTTGTAGTTCGCGCTGGTCGCATTGGTCGCCCAGTCAGCATCGCTGATACCGACGCCTTGCTTGACTACGGTGCTGAGTGAGATATGGACCTTGCGGCTGCCGGTAACATACTTGATGTCGTAGGCAAACGCCCGCCAAGCCACGCTGTTATTGTGCTCAACGTCGTACAAACCAACGAACAGCGCGTGGTCGCCGTTAATGACGATGGAGTTCTTGCAGCCTTCGACGTTTAGGTGTCCGATGTAAGACGAGTGGTAGGCGGGCTGTAGCGTCACAGCGGTGCCGCAGCCGTACACCGTCAATCTGTCGAAGTGCGTATGCTCCGAGAACTGCACGGCATTGGCGAACCCACCAATGAACAGGAACTCCGACTTCGCCATGCCGCTGTTGTTGATCGGAGACATGATCAAGCCCCAGCTTCCCACAGCAGTCGGATCAGGGTTGCTGTACAGCCCGACATTGACCTCGATGCGGCAGCATCCCCTGAAGATTGGCATGTTGCTCAATGCTTGCGCGTTGAAGCCGCACATCTGGGAAGCACCATTCGCTGCATTGGTCCTGATGACGATGTTTTCGAGCGTGACATCGGTAAAGTTGAACGTACCGTATCCGTTGCTGTATCCCTGGCTTGCATACAGCACGGCAGGCAGCGTGCCGGTGCTCTGAGCAGGCGTCAGTGTCGATTCGAAAATCACGCCCTGGTTGATGACTGGCTCATCCACCAATGCCGAGTACTGCATGTTTGGCGGCGTCGCTCCCTTGAGGTAGACGTGCTTCATGGTCGAGTCGGACGGCGTGGCAGGTATATACAACTGACCGTTGCAGCCGCGCCCGAAGTCGTCCGGCGCTTTCAACGCACCCGCAATCTTGTAGCGGCCCGGTGGGAAGTGCGCGGGTAGGCCGCTCAAGAATGCATCGTTGATGATGGCCTGGATCGCCGCAGTCGAGTCGTTCGTGAATGTCGGGTCCACGCCGTACCTGCGAGCGTTAATGAAGTCGTCGGTCCCAAGGCGTTTCATGACTGCTGCCACAACGTCGCAATAAACGTTGACCTGCCCCGAGAAGGTAGCAGCAGCGCCACCATTCGAGCTCGATAGAATGCTGTCGCGCGACAGGCTGAGGCTGGCCGTCAGCGTGCCGACCCTGGTTTCCCATGCGCCATTTGCATCCTCCACCACGTAGGGGATATTCTTCGCGCCCACACCGATGCCTGCTGCGAACGTTTGACTTCCGGCCGGGGGCGTCCCGGCGAGCACCACATGCCCATCAGCGGCCACGGTGCCGGTATCGCGCACCCGATCTGCGTAGTTGAACTCCTGTCCGAACACACTCAGAAACGTAGCGGAGAGCGTCGGGACAACTGAGGCCGGAACGGTTGGCGAAGCGGTTCCACTCTTGGCGCTGTTCTGCACACTGGTGGCAGTGATCGTTGCGGTCTGCACGCTCGACGTTGCCGCAGGCGCAGTCCACAGGCCGCCGGTCGTGATCGTGCCTAGGTTTGTCGACCAGGTAACGGCCTGCGATGGCGAGCCGGTGCCAGCCACGGTTGCAGTGAATTGCTGGGTTGCGCCACCGCCCACAGACGGCGCCGACGGCGAAACCGATACGCCCGACACGGTGCCCGTATTCGCCGGCACCGTTACGGTTGCGGTGCCACTCTTGGTATTGTCGGCCACGCTGGTAGCAGTGACAGTCAACGTCTGCGCACTGCCGGTTGCGGCCGGGGCGGTCAATAGTCCGCTCGTGTCGATCGAGCCAGCCGGGCTGACACTCCATGTCACTGACTGCGATGGCGATCCAGTACCAGCAACGCTCGCGCTGAATTGCTGAGTAGCACCGCCGGATACGGTTGCGGTCGTCGGGGTAACGCTGACACTGCTCACCGTAGTCGTAACGGCTGCGCCAAGTTTCAGCTCGATGACAGATTGCGACTGTAGCTCGGGGCGCGCGCCGTCCCAGGTCCAATACATTTTCGACGCGTTGGTTAGGTAAGACGACTCGTCGTAGCAGAAACTATCACCCTGCAACATGCCATCAATAAGCGTCTGCGAGCCGCCAGGGGTCAGCGGTGGGCTGGCATACATTTGCCCCTTGGTGATCACGAAATAATCGACCGCTACGCTTGTAGGGTCAGACATCGTGATAACCACGTTATTTGCGGTGGCTGAGCCAATGCCGGAACCTCCACTAGCGACAGTGTCGGCGCGACCGTTCGTGTTACCGACAACGATCGCTTGCCCATTACCGGACCAGCCCGAGACGACCGCGCCCAAACCCGTTGCGCCGCCGCTATACGTGATGACGACGCTCTTGCCCGTGCCGGACGGAGGCGAGGCGAGCGTATAGATCGAGGTGGCGCGGCCATCCGTACCGTCGTGACGCGAGCGCGTCATCGCAACACCGCCAAAGGTGACGCCAGTGATCAGGGGCGAGTTACCGAGGTCGCGCGCGCCGACCACAAGCATGTCGCAGCCGGTGGCGTCGAATGCGATGGTGTTCGTTGTGCCGGTTTGTGCGGCACCTTTCGCTGAGCGTACGAGAGTAATGCTAGACATGCATTTCCTCCTTAACCGTCAATCTGAATCGACAGCGCAGCGGCGTTAAACTGTGGGGCAGTTTGTCCGTTATTGATCGTTTGAGGGGTGCTCAGTGGGCTATACCACAGTTCATTGCCGCCTGTAGCAGCATCCATGATGCCAATACCCTGTACAGTGCCCCAATTGGCCGTAGGAGTAGGGAACGGGATAGCATTGTTATTCGATGTTGTACCTGTGTTTCCGCTCGATGCCGGTGTAGTGACACCTGGACCGTTAGTTGCAGCCCAATTGGCAGCGGACGAAGCGATAGCAGCACGTGCGTATGCACCGCCGCTCACCTCAACGCGAGTGCTACCAGCATCGTTATCAGCAGTAGTGAACAGGGCGACGTACAGGGTAGTGGGGGGAGTGAAAGTTTGACCTCGGAACACGAAATCGATCAGCTTATTTTCGAGGTAGTCGCTCATGCCAGCCATAATTTATTCCTTTTACGTTCGTTATGATGTATTATTCTCGGACATACAGTTCGTAAAGAACGCAACCTTCTTGAGACATGGAAGGATTGAGTTGTTTCACTGTAATAATTCTGTATTGCTTATCTCCAATCTTCAGAAAATCTCTGTTAGTAGAGAGGTGTGGCAAGGCGATGCCAGTTTCAGTTTTCTGAGGAGGCTGCACGTACACTTGCTTGTCGCCAGTTTTGACAAGCGTGTTATTCTCGGTAGACTCACCCTCGTTCTTGCGGACGTAATCGAAGAACATTGCGTTGACAGGGTAGTCTTGGTAGGAGACAATGTTCTCAGAGGTGTCCGTGTCGTACTGCTCTGAGATGGCTACTTTGATGAGGGCTGAAGTGCCGAAGCGGGACATCATTGTTGCTACTGTGCGGTCTAGGGGGGTCATCCACCGTCTCCTGGCATATCGGTCGCCTTGAGATTGGCAACAGGGCCGCTATAAGGGTCGAAAGGGCCAACAGCAATTTGATGCAAGCGTTCGTCCGAGGTGGGGCGATTCTGCGCGTTCGTGAAGTCCTCTTTGAATTGCAGGATTGGGTGAACTTCGTCAGCACCTGCAACATATGGCAAGGGGCATACGCCGTTGAATGCGGGGTCTTTAATGACCATCATCAGGAACTTCTGATATTGCTCGAAAGCCTGCGAACCCCACACCTGTAAGAGATTCAGACGTTGGTCAGTGTCGAAAGCCAATGCCGCCAAGATGTACTGCCCGCATAACACTGTTGCGGCTTTCAGATTTCCGTTGTTGTCATCTAAGGCCGACTGGTAGACCTCATCTGGGAGTCGGGGCAGATCATTGTAGTCGCCAAGTCTATACCGAAGCTTTCCAATCGGACTGCTCAAATCGATGAGAGGCATGTGTGTTCCTTAATTAGTTCTTCAATTCGGGCGAGGAGGGCTGGAAGGTTGACGTTGTAGAAGCATTCTGTGGAGCCGTCGAACTTCTCTGTAGGTTGTTCATACTGGGAACGTAGTTCACGGAGGAGTGCGGTTTCGATATCTCGCGCAGTGTGGCCTTGGTCAAAGTTAAAACTGCAAACTACTGAAAAATTACGCGAAGAAGATCGTTTGATATTCCTTAACCGAATGTTTGCAGCGCGGTTTGTAATACCAACTTTTACGAGTTCGCCATCTTGCATAACGTACACTGTCCCAGATTTGGCCGGATTAAAGCCATAATCTGCACAAGATGGACAACCACAACCTCCGATGTGATCCAGCGCTTTTTGTTTAAACTCCCCGTGATCTTTGCACAATAGAGAAACAAGACTCTCCTTGGTTCGATACCCACCCAAGTATTCGTATCTTCCTCCATGCACCTTCAGAATGTCTTCCGCAAATCGTCGCTCGTTTTCTGGAACCATCTCATCAAATTGGGCTTTTCTTGTGTTGACACGAGAAGCGATTCCGCAGAGTGGGCAACCCTTGCCCCTTAAGAGATTGTCTGGCGTAATTTGAAAAACAATATCATGCTCCGTACAACGGACATCTACTTTCGCTCTTGCGGACTTATACAGCGTGCACGAAAAATCGTATTTACCGGGAAACCGTTCTTCCACTTGATTGGTAAATACGCTGGTGGTCTTCTGTTTGCTCGATGCGGTTCTAACATCTCCACACTTTGAGCACCCCTTCCCAGATAGGTGATTATTTGGAGTGATCCAAAACGGCCCATGGTTAGGGCATGTCACTTGAAACTTCGTTTTAGAGTCTACGTAAACAGCATGTTCGTACGTGTAGTAGTTATTGTGCTTCTGAACCGCCAGAGTAAGTATCTCTTCTTGAGACTTCTTCCGTGCCATTAAATCTCCTTAACATAAGAATCTAACCCGCCATTATAGCAGGAGAGATTCTTATAGTCAAGAGACTTAAGCCCTCTTAGGAGGGCTAAGAATCTTAGTTACTCGAAGTCAGTTTGATGATCGACGCTGGCCTCGTTGGAAAATAAAGGGGCGATGCCTCCATCTCAAACTCTACATACTCGTCCTTCGGGTCCAAATATTGGCGCACGAAGATTTCTTGGCCGGGAGCATTTGCTTCGCTGAGTTTTGCCGAGGGACCTGCATAACCACGGAACAAATCGCGCACACCTTCTGCAAAAGCGATACCGCTGTTATCAGCGAAGGCTTGCTCAGTGGTGCCGCCCGGCAGGTTGAACGTTGCGTCATAGGACACGAACTTCACGCCGCGCAGTTGGAAGGCGTCCATGATACCCCATTGCATATACGAGGTGTTATCGTCACGCAGGACAGCGTTACCATTGCCTTGTGCCATATAGAACTGGTATGCATTCTTAACGTTCGGATGCGAGATCAGTTTGTCGTAGAACAGCGGATCGACCAGAACTTGAATACCAGAGATTGCCCCACCGTTCATCACGTTGGTAGCGACAGCCTTCTTCAGTTGACGAATGACCGAATCAACGTTAGTGGTGTTGGTGCCAAGGGTGAAATCGATGGTCTGTTGGGTGATGCCGAACTCGCCAAACATGTCAGCAACAACAGCGCCGTCAGGAGTCTTGAAAACACCTTTCAGGGCTTGCAGCTTCATGTATTCCTGAGTCTGGTCCCAAGCACGACGCATATCAGTCATCTTCTCGGCAGTAGCACGACCGTAGGTCTCCGAGTCGGTCGAGCCAGGAACGCGCCAGCCTTGGATGTCTTCGTTGGTGATGCGGTCTTCGTGCTTGAAATAAGCCAGCTTCAGAGCAAAGGTATCAGCTTTACGCTCGTGGTTTTCGGTCGAAGCCTTAGCACCGCGATTCACCTGCGGCAGCAGAGTGACGTTAGCGTAGTCTTTGTCGAAAACGATAGCGGTCTGGTTGGTCGATTTGACCGTAAACAGATTCTGGCTATTGATGTAGCCATATTGCAGCGGAACTTGCGAAATCGAGTCAACGAAATCGGAATTCTTGAAGGAGTTAAAATAATCGCGAATAGTCATGCTCATTTGAGTTTTCCTTTACTTATTACACGCCGGTACGGACGTGGATGTTCTTAGCGCGCAGCGCGGTGTAGACCAGTTGCTTATTCGGGGCCGAGACGACATCCTTGAACAGCAGGCCAGTATCAACCACACCAGCGTGACCCACGCGCAGGACAACAGCGGTGTAGTCACCAGGGGTCAGCGACGGCACGTCCAGACCTGCTTCGATCAGCACAACGACATCTGCATTCAGAGTTGCCACGTCAGCATTCTTGACCCACTTGTATTTGCTGGTGCCATCAAATTGCAGCACAGCACCGATATCCATGCCTGCTTCAACAGTCACAGTGACGGCGCGACGGCAGACACCTTTGCTCGGCATTTCTTCAAACGCAAGGACGCCCGAGAGCTTATTGCTACGAGTAGCCAATTTAGTCATTATTTCGATTCCTTCTTAACGGATTTCTTGGGGAGGTATTTATTAAAATGTTCGACCTTCGGCTCGACATTAGCGTCTGCTTTAGTCTCAACGCCGACTTCTTTGAACATCTCACCGTTAGCCTCGGCAGCAGCATTGGTGGTGAAAATATTCAGGAACGACTCAAATTGTTCGTCCGCCATATTCTCGGTAGCAGCCATGAAAGCGACAGCTTTTTCAGTGCCCATCTTGGCTTCAGCGTCCTTGCGGCGCGCATTCATTTTTGCGGCTTGTGCGTCCGCTTTAGCTTGATCTTCAGCAGCAGCGTATGCCGACAGCTTCTCTTCGTACTCAGCTTTCATAGCTTCAGCAGCAGTCTTAACCGAAGCCAGTTCAGCAGTCAGTTCAGTTAGTTGAGCTACGACAGCCTCGTGCGCAGCAAGCTCAATGGTTTGAGCATTACTCATCGTTTCTTCCTTTTGTTGTTCAGGCAGGTTGCCTGTAGTTTCGACCTCTTGCGAAGCCTCCGGGGTTACAGGCGTGATGCCCAACTTCTTCTTAAGTGCGTCTAGCATGCTTAATCCTTTTGTCCGATGATGTAATCTACGAACTCCGAGCGAGTCATAATTTTGTTGACCAAGCCAATTGACAGCGCATCTTGTGCGGAGTACACTTTGGCTTGAGTGTTCTTGATGTCCTCAACCGACAGGCCCGTGTACTGAGCAACGTGTGCTCGGAACGCATCACCGAGTTCTGCAACACGCTGTCGCATGTCTTCGAGGAAGCCTTCTCGCCAGGAGCCGTCGTCTGCGAATGGCACCTTGTCGGAACCGTCTGTTACGAACGTTCGCTGGATACCAGCTTGCTCAAGCATTTTGCTGTCGTTGTAGAGGCAAATCAGGACCCCAATCGATCCAGCATCACCAAATGGGTTAATGACAACTTCGTCACAAGCGCAGATGATTGCATAAGCAGCAGAGCACGCAGAGCCGTCGATGTAACCCATAAGCTTGACGCCTGCTTGGTCGCACATTGCGCGAAGCTCGTCTACACTTTCGAAGCAACCATATGCTTCGCCGCCGCCAGAGTCGATATCAAGAATAATAGTCTTGGCACCAACTTGAATCAGGTCTTCGGCTTGGTCGAGCAGCATCTCGTAGGAGAAGCCACCGCAGTAAGCTTCCCAGCCGCTTGTACGGTAGGTGAGAGGGCCGCGAATGGTGATGATCCCTACATCGCTAGCGAGTTGCGTCTCTTGCACATCCTCGGCAGACTTGCTGCCTTCGATATCGAGTAGTCCCGCGTTACGAGCACTCAGGTAGTCTTCAATTTCCTGGAATGCTGCTTTGGAGATTAGATGCGGTCGGTTTCGGAGGGATGCGGTGATCCGCATAAGTTTGTGTGTGTTCATTTACTCCTCATGCGGCATTTTCATTGTTCGAAGTGGAGGAATCCTTCTTCGTAGGCTTTGTCGCCGTTCCGTCGTAGGGCGTTTTCATCCCCTCACCGGAGTTACTCGACTCCATCGTGAACTCAATGTCCTCAATCTTCGTATCGTCAGGCAGTTCATTCACGCCATATGCTTTACGGAGACGATTAACAGTGGCGATATCTTTTGCGACCAAACCGATACTACCTGTGCGCTGCAAGAGTTTGCCCAATTCGTCAGCACTCATCTCAGAGATGTCGCCGTGGACGAACTTAGGAAGACGTTCCAATGTCCAGCCGTTGAGACTGAAAAGTTGTGGGATAAGATCGTTATTGAGAACGTCAGCAATCTCATTCAGGCGATGACTCATCATCAGCGACACAAGATTGGTGTCAGAGTCAGCAAGGGAGAACGAGCCAATGTCCGTAACTTCCTTCAGGATGTCTACGCCAAGCGCGGAGTAAATCTCTCCATGATATCGCTTGATGACGGCATCGATGTTGGCTCCGTTGATACCTTTTTTCTCAAGTAAGGTTAGATCGAAGAGGTCTTGTTTGCTGACCTCATCAATCCTGCGAGGGAAGATGATACCCTTGTTAGTACCTGCCTGGATCGTGTCTAGCAGCGTCTGACAAGCCTTGTAGACGGCTTTCATGTCGTCTGGAGCGTCAGGTGCCATGTACTCTGGTGGGAGTCGCAGAAGAGGGAGCCCGTTGGACTCCTTAGCCACGCCCAAGAGTTCTTGGTCACGAAGCATGTCCATCTGCTTCCAAGCCTTGTACGCGCCCTTTAGGATTGAATTACCTGTCGGATCGCCCTTAGTGGCGTCGGCAGTGAACAGCATGAACTTTTCACGCTTAATGGGAATAAGGCCATGCTCGTTTGCTTGGCTCATGAACATTGCACCATTCTCAAGGTTGACAATGGATTGTTCGCAGCCAATCAATTCTCGCCCGTCTTCGCTAAAGGTCCAGCGCACAATCGTGTCCTGGCTGCGAGGGGAGATACGGCGGAGGCCCACCAAGCCGTCGTTAAAGCGCGAGCCATTCTTGTAGAGGCGGCGACGATAAACTTTCTCTTGTACAGAGAAGCCATACGGCAGGTAGGTGATTACGTCGGAGAGGAAGCTTGCCCAAGTGTTGTCCATGTCGTCCATGCAGGACTGGATAAACTTTGCGCGTTCTTTTTCTTGGTCTGTTGCGTCTACAGGAGGCTCTACAGTCCACTTAACGCGGGACAGCAGCATACGGTAGGTGTTGAACGCCGACGCAATGACGGCATCGTTGAGCATTTCCCGTACGGTGCGGTAGAACACTGGCCAGTGGAAGGCCCGTTGGGGGTCATCGATTACTCGGCCCCAGACGGTGCGCAATCCGACGAAGCCACTTTCTCCGAGGGAGATGCGGGGTACTGGCATGCCGTCGTCAGCCGCTAATGCAGCAGCCGATTTGTCTATTGGCTTTTTAGCTGCCATTAGTGCTCCTTCTATCAATTAGCAGGAAGTATAACATTCGATAAGACTTTTGTCAAATCTTGTGCGTATTTCTGCCAAGGTGTGTTATTATAGGGAGGGGATTGGTGAGGGTTGGGTGTTTATGGCTAGTGTGAAATTCGGCATCACCTGTTGCCTCATAAGGAAATTGGCAGCATCGGCGATAGCATCGACCTGATCATTCTTCTCATTCCGACCACCTGTGAAATACTCCAATTCCATCAGCATATTCTCTACGAACCTGTCACCTTCAGAATCCCTGACGATCTTGACCTTGCCTGCCTCTGCCATTGCAAAAAATGGCTGTGCCCGTTGGAGTTTGCCAGAGTGTCCACTTACCTTCACGGTCTTTACGGAAAGTCCTGCTTCGGATAGGTGCTGAACAAAGAAGAGGTGAGCTGCTGCACCACCTGCACCTGGATCTTTCGGAATCAGTACAGGCACTTCTACACCATCATTGTACCCTGTCTCGATAACGTCCTTTAAGACGCCATCCGTGAGTTTTCTATACCGCCTGATATGCTCAATGAATAAAGTCCCAGAGCTGTCACGGCTCATGAGGCAACCAACCGTGTAATCGGGGTCCCTTGAGGAACCTCCGTGGCTAGGCTCCTCGGATGCAGCAAAGTCATACGCTCTTACACGTCCCGTTACCTTGACAGGTGGCTTATCAACAATCTCTACCCAATCCCTGCGGAAGAAGGATTCTCCAGCTTCGCGAGCTGTCCAGGAACCATGCAAAAATCTTAACTGATTCACATATGGCTGAGACAACAGGTTCGCCAAATACGTGTTGTTTCTCGGCGGCAACAGGTACGGATTGTCGAATACTCCGGTTGGGATAAAGCGGAAGCTCTTCGGCATAAAGAGTTTATCAGGCGAATGCTTCTTAATCTCTTCCTCGGACATTCCTCGTGCATAAACCATATTGCGCGGCTTGCCGTGGAGTTCGTAGCACTCTTCAGCAGAGTCCGCCCACAACACTTGGTTTTCTACAGTGACAAACCAACGAATTCTGTGCTCTGTTCCCGGCAGAGGAACACCGTCAGGTCCAAGACTGAAATCGACCCATTTTTTCAAGAACGAATTAATATCCGGGTTGCATGAAAGTATCATCTGCGGGTAAATCTTGCTATGCGCAGAGCGGATACGTGACAGAAGAAACAAAACCTGCTTCTCTGTCCACTTGTCACCAGCTTCGTCGATCAGCACGCGGGTAAGTTGGGAACCTTGCCAGGAGCCTAAGTCATCATCGGAGGCGATCGCTGAGAAAGCAATAGATGCTCCAGACTTAAAATTCCATACCATGGCTTGAGATTTGTATTCCCCAGACCAAGACGAATAGATAGATTTGCTTTCGTCAATTAGTCCACCTTGACGCTTAAGCTCAGGGTATGTGCGACGGAAAATTGTGCATCTGAAGTGCGGGTCATTAACCCCGTCAAGGTTTTTGATCAAACATGTTGCTGATTTACCCCCACCAGCCATGAGGTAGTGTTCGGATAAGGTCGTTAATCTTATCCCGCTTATTAAGCAGCCTTACATCACTGTAAGGAGCAGACTATATCTTCCACCGCTGAGCGGCTGAACCCTGTTTCGGCCCACTCGGGCCTACGCCTTACGGCTAGTCGTTACACGTTCCTATTTCTAGGCTTCGCTCGGTATTGTCTCATTGAGAGTTCCACCGAATTAAGGGTTTGTTGGTAAAGCGGAGGCACTGGATTACCTACCACCGCCGATCAAAATTACGTCTGTAGTTCGATCTGTTAGAATAAGGCGCTGCTTCTCACTTGCAGGGCCATAAACTTTTTTCTTACTGGTCATATACCTCCAGCTTAATTTTCAACCTGTTGATAAGGTCACGTTGGTCAACATCGTAGAAGCACTCCGTATAACCATCGAATTTGTCGTTCGGCTGTTTATAACAACTCCTAAGATACCGTAACATCTCTGTTTCCACATCTGAGCAGAGTCTAGGGTCTTCTACCTCAAACTCCGTCACAAGGTTAAAATTTACGCCGTAAGACCTTGAGATGTCCTTGATTCTTCGGCTCACTTCATGTGATGTAATTCCAATCTTAGTAATAGGTCCACACTCTAAGATGTAGAGCGTCCCAGGACGGGTAAAATCAAATCCATGAGTTGTTTTACAAGGGCACCCGTGGCCGCGTAAGTGGACATCTGCCCTAATCTTGAAGGTAGACTTGCAGCAGTTGCAAAAGACCTCAATCTTATCCTTAGAATACGTATAAACGGTGCCCTTATAACAATACTCACTATCTTGAAAAATAGTTTTAGCTTTTTCTACATACTCTTCAGTGCTGAGCGTATACCGTTCCTTTTTGTCCGCATTCGCGCATGCTGGGCAACCACTACCAAGTAAATGGACGCTGGGGCGTTGTTTAAAGTTGGTATTACAGGTCTTGCAGATGACCTCAACTGGAGTTTGACTATCACTGTAATGAACAAGAGAGTAATCAAAATTACCACCATTTCTTTTCTTGGCCTCTTGAACAAAAGTTTCGGTGTTACTGCGCTTGGCTCTTGCTTTTTCTTCGTAAGCACATTTCGGGCACCCTTGCCCACCGCGATAGTGTTGAGTAGGAGTCTGTGCAAAAATTCCGTGATCGTGGCACCTAATATTCACATGTGTGCTAGTATTCTTATACTCCACAGAGGAATAGTCGTACCTTTCACCATGTTTTTCTTTGGCGCGACTTAGAAATTCTACAAGATCAACCCTTCGCGGTCGCTTCCACGTCATTGCACATCCACAAGACTTAACACTTCCGTGTTTCATCTCAGCTCCGAATTCTTCTGTGATAGCGCCACAGTCGCATTGGCATCTCCATTTACTCCGTTTGTGCTTGTCTTGCCCAACAAACTCAAGTACCGTCAACATGCCGTAACGCTCTCCGGTCAAGTCAATAAACCCTTGACCTTTCTTAAATCTTCCGCTCATAATGCTCCTACACGAGTTAATAAGAGTGACTATCCAGTGGTGTAGCACTGGAGAGGATAGCTAATCCGTTCGCCACAAAACTTGAAACAACAAAAAGCCACACAGCATCCCTGCCGTGCAGCCTATAAATAATTGGTGGAGTCGCAGCACCTTCCTTCCCGACCCTCTTCAGCGCCCATACAGACGCCCTCTCCTCGAATCCGCCGAAGCGGAGTATGCCCAGATGGAGCTTGTCCTGTTGGGCAAATTTGTTACGAGAATTTGTGTCAGCCCTCGTCGGCTTTCATGACCTCGACAGTAGTGCTACAACCAGAACTTATTCTTCTGCGTACACCACTTCAAGCAGTGGCATCGTCACAGTAATAGAAAGAACGCCATCTGCATTGGCCTCTGGGACACCGAAAGAGGTGACTCCTTTAAGTTCGTGCAGAGGGATGTCGGACAACTCTTCTACGAGATAAACTTTAGTGGCACTTGCTGTGGAAAGTTTGCCTTTGGCTTTTGCAGGCAGCACCAATCGTATACCCTCAATTTTGCTCATCGATCTTCTCCTCTTCTACAGACGCCTCTTCAGCCTTCTTACCAAAGATTGCATCCCAGTTCTTACCAAACTCTTCCTGCGTCACACTGTAAGACCTTGGCCTGGAGCCCTTACCACAGTCGTGATGAAACGATGTATCCTTCGACATAATCTCTCCTTGTGTTCTTGTGGGCTGAATTCCACAGCCTCTTAGCCTCTCGAAGAAGCCTCGTCAGCCGTAAGGCTAACAGTCCCAGGTAGGGGATTCTGACGCTTACGCATATATCGTCACTCGCTAAATAAATGCAAGCGCACAGGCAAGAGCCGTCTCTACAGACCGGATGCGGTTTGCTTGCGTAGACTGTAAAACACTCTCTGCTGGATGTAGGACTCAAACCCACATAGTCTTTATTACAAGTAAAGTGCCTAATCTTTCAGCCAATCCAGCAGACAATGTTCTAATGTTATCTACAGAGCCACTCGATCCCATAGCATTGCTGAGGAGGGCAGCGCAACTACAGGAGAATGGCTTTGTAGACAGGCTCGTGAGAGCCCTCTACAGCACGTTTCGGGGACACGCGGTGCCAAGCGTGGGAGGTAATACTCATGAAGACAACGACATTATGACACGAGATAAGATTATTGTCAAGTGCTGCATCAAATCTTATTAACGTTTCCCATATCTACAACATTCTTAGCATCTGTAACATCTGTGGCAAACTCAGGGTTGATGTTTTCGAAGTCGAGCGCGGGAGTATCGTCGTCATCGTCTGCTGCACTACCCTTGCCGATAAGACCTCCGGCACGAATATCCAAAAGTAGCGATTTAATTTCATCGGCGCGAATGCTCTCAGCCCCATCGGTGTAGAACTTCAACAGTTTCTCGGCAGCGATCATACGGACACGCTCGTCAGGACTGTCTAGACCCTTCTCTAGCACCGATAGTGCCTTCGTGCTCAGCTTCTTAAGATCACGAACAAGTTTACTTAGTTCATGTTTCTTGGAGAATAAGGGCTTCTCCTGGGTGGGAACAAGTTCTCCCATAAATCCTCCTTAATATTCTTAACTTGCAAATTGTAGCACAGCAACAACATCTTGTCAAATCTTGAGAATTTTACTGCCGGGTGTTGACAGAAGGAACTCATCAATATACTATCCACCTGTCACAACTTTTAAGGAGGACAACATATGCTAACAAACGTAAAGCTCTACCTGCGAGACTACACTACTGGCAAACTCGCTTGCTCTGTACTTGACCATGCTGATGACTACCTGGACGCTATCAAGATTGCCCGACAGCGCATCTTCTTGGAAACGCGCTGGTTCGAGACGAAGCGTCCCATCATGGCTCTTGTGCAGAATTGAGAGTACCCATGACCGACCTTGAACACATTGTAGAGGCGTACGAGCTGCAAGAGCAAATCCTCGTAGATCTGGAAGACTTGCGCTTCGGAGAAATCTACATGGACGATGAAACACCGCGACGTAAAATCCGTAAGATGAAAAAGGAGAAATCTTATGAGTGACGCAGCACTGCTACTCGGGGACTGCCTAGAAGTGATGGAAGGTATCCCTGGGGGAAGCGTAGACCTAATCTTGTGTGATCTTCCGTACGGCACGACTGCCTGTAAGTGGGACAGTGTTATCGACTTAAAAGAGCTGTGGAAGCACTACTATCGTGTTCTACGAGATAAAGGCGCTATTGTACTAACGGCGAGCCAACCGTTCACGACAGCACTTATCAACTCCAACATGGACAGGTATTGCTACAACTGGGTGTGGGACAAGAAATTCGGGGCAAATTTTGCACAAGCCAAACGCCAACCCCTGAAGACTCATGAAGATTTATGCGTGTTTAGTCACGACGGTAAGATGCCTAACTACTACCCAATTATGATTAAGCGGGATACGCCTATCAAGCTCGGTAAGAATGTTGGCATGACTGACGCTATTCCTCTTGTCACCAACTCGTTATACGATGGAAAGATTTATGATGAGAAGTATCCTGATTCACAACTGCACTACTCCTGTAGAGAAGATCGAGGTCTGCATCCTACTCAGAAGCCGACTTCCCTAATGGAGTATCTTGTACTGACGTACGCCCGCGAAGGTGAAACCGTCCTCGACAACTGCATGGGTAGCGGCACAACTGGCGTGGCCTGCATCAACACCAATCGATCCTTCATCGGTATCGAGAAAGACGAGAAGTACTTTAACATCGCTGTAGAGCGAATCAACAAAGCTAAGGAGCTTAAAAATGTCTGAACAGCAGAACGACGTAATCGAGCAAACCACAACCGAAGGCCGTGACGAGTATAAGACGCTGGTCAGCCCCAACTTCACAGCCCTAATGTACGAGGTGGAAACCTATCTGCATAACGGTTGGGTGTTCAGCAAGGAAATGTACCCGCACTTCAACTATGTCGTCTACGAGGTGCACCTTGAGCGCAATGCACGTACCTTACAACTTGCCAAGGAGCGCCTGGAAGCTGGACAGGCTGGACGACAACCGTTCGGCACTGATGAGCGTCGTGCTAACATGGCTAAGGCCCGTGAGACGCTGAAAGCTAAGCGTGCTGAGAAGAAGGGCGGTGAGAGTGAAGATCAAGTTTAAGAATACGGAGATAGACGTTTACCGCCTACGACAAGGAACTCTTGTTTTCAGTGAGAATCTTAACAAGTTCTACTACATAGAAGGATTTAAGTATCTAAATGATAACAACCCCATCTTACACGTCAAGCCTGTAGAAGGAGGAACTACATATTGTATTTCAAGCTGTCTTCTTGTATGGCTTGAAGGTCCGTAAGATTTGACATAAAGAAGTCGCCGTAGTATTATGGAATGTCCGGCTTGATTGTTGGGCGTTCCATTAACATTTTTGAGGATTCTTATGCGCAGAACACATCGCGGACGAAAAGCCCAGCAGCCCGTCGAGAAAGAAGAACGTGTCATTAAAGACAAGTTTAGGGAGCAACGCGCAGAGCACCTAGAGGCGAAGCCGATTTACCCGCTGAATGAGCGTCAACGAGAGTACTTTGAAGCTATCCGCACAAAAGACCTAATTGTCTCCACTGGCTATGCGGGCAGCAGCAAAACATTTGTGGCAACGTGTCTTGCTGCAGAGGCGTTCTACAAAGGTGAGTGCAATCGTATCGTTCTTGCACGCCCTGCTGTATCCAACTCGCAGAGCCTGGGTTTCTTTGCAGGAGACGCTAATACTAAGATGTCTATTTGGCTTATGCCACTCCTTACAGTCCTCAATCAACGCCTTGGTAAAACTGTTGTCGATCTTGCGATCCAAGAAGGGAACATTGTACTTCAGCCACTTGAAACCATCAAGGGTATGAGCTACGGCAAGGGCACATGGGTGATTGCAGACGAAGTAGAGGACTGCACAATCGAAGAGATTAAGAGTATTGCCACTCGCAACGGTGGTGCGAAGATGATCTTATGTGGTGACGTGCTCCAGTCTGCGCTGAAGGAGGATAGTGGGCTGGCAATCTTTGCTGACATTCTCTACAACTCTCGTGCACTTCAAGAATACGCAGCACTGATCGAGTTTGACTCTTACGACCACATTGTCCGTGGAAAATTGTGTAAGAATCTTATCATTGAATTTGACAAAGCAGGGTACTAAGGAGGAAATATGGATAAGAAACAAATGTCTCGCCACGGGGATGCGAACCAATTCCCAATCAGCTACGAACCTCACCGTTCTGGCTCCTACCACATCTACATGTTCGGTGAGATTGAGTCCCCTACACAGTTTATCGGTGCTATCGAAGTTATGCGTATGGCTACTGAGCAGGATACTGTCATCATCCACCTGCAAAGTTGTGGTGGCTCCCTGGACGCTACGGACACGCTGCTGCAAGCTATGCGTGAGTGCGAAGCTCCTATCGTTGTACGGGCGTCTGGTGGCGTGCATAGTGCAGGTACACTGATTCTGCTGGAAAGCGACCACTTCACGCTGTCGGAGAACTTTAGCAGCCTTATCCACAACGGCAGTACAGGCGCTATCGGCAAATTCTCCGACTACAAGAGCGAGACAGCGTTCACGTCGAAATGGATGGAGAAGGTGATCCGTACAGCATATGAAGGCTTTCTTACGCAGCCCGAGCTGGACGACGTTATCAAGGGCGTAGACCTGTGGCTGGACGCTGATCAGTGGATGGAGCGTGCTCAAGCCCGTAATGACTACGCTAAACGTAAGTTTGACGAAGCCAACAAGCCTCCTAAGAAGCCTCGCACCAAGAAACCTGCACAGCCGTCCGTGCAAGAAGAAATGATGCCGCTGTAGCACAACGCCTCGCTTCGTGCGGGGCATTTTTATTTGTAGAAGACAGTTGCGCTTACAAGAATTTTGTGCGAACATTCTTCTGTCAACAAATTTAGGAGGGAACGTGAACACATTTCTAGTATCAGACACGCACTTTGGGCACATCGGAGTTACGCAGTTCTTAAACAAAGACGGCTCCAAGCTGCGCCCTTGGGACAACATCGAAGAAATGGATGAAGCACTTGTAGAAAACTGGAATAAAGTTGTGCGCCCAAAGGACAAAGTAATCCACCTAGGCGATGTCGTTATCAACCGTAGGGCGTTGCCTATCCTATCTCGTTTGAACGGCACTATTGAGCTTGTGAAGGGCAATCATGACGTGTTCCGTCTGGACGAGTACACGCCATACTTCAAGAACATCCACGGTGCAAAACAGTTTGATGGGTACATTCTTACACACATCCCTGTACACCCTTACCAGATGGAGCGGTTTGCTGGGAATATTCATGGGCACTTGCACAGTGAGAAGGTGATGGAAGAAGTAGAAACTCTCATGGGATATATTAGTGTGGAAGACACCCGCTACACCTGTGTGAGCGTAGAACAGATTGACTACACCCCAATCTCTTGGGACGATTTGAAGAAAAGGATTGCATTCCGATGAACTCCACCTCCATCAGCCTTCTAAACGGTGGCTTCTTCGATTACAGCAACCCTGAGCGCAGCCGCTACGACATCCGAGACATCGCACGAGGGCTCTCGCACACAGCGCGCTTTAGCGGGCAGACTGACAGGGCGTACAGCGTGGCCCAGCACAGCGTCCTAGTGAGCAAGGTAGTGCCTCCTGAACACGCCCTGGCGGGCCTCCTGCATGATGCTGTTGAGAGTTTCATGGCAGACGTTCCCAGCCCTCTGAAGCGCCTTCTCCCTGGCTATGTGGAGATTGAGAAGCGTGCTGAGGCAGACCTGTGCAAACGCTTTGGCGTAAAGTTTCCTTTACATCCATGCGTGAAGGATGCGGACATTAAAGTGTTCCTTGCAGAGCGCCGTGATATGCAGCCATGCGTCAAGGAAGTTTGCTATGAGGGCTACGAGCCCTATCCGAACAAGATTATCGCGTGGGACAGCCATATGTCCTACATTTACTTTATGCGCAGGTTTGAGGAGCTTACTGCGTCTCGCACTTCCTTTTGAGGAGCTTACGAAATGAATTTGGATGGCGAAGACGATTTTCCAACTGTAGGTGTAACTCTTTTTGATGAGTGGATCACAAAATTGTACGTGCATATGTTCACGCAAGGTTTTCTCGACCTAGAGGAGTTTGGTACCTTAGACCGAGATCACTGGTACATGTACTACGATCTTGGCTACACGCCTCAAGAAGCATTTGAGGAAGACCTTACAGCGTACGGAGACTGAAATGAACATTCTGAAAGACATTTTCTACGGCACAATGCTGCTGATTGTTATGGCTGCTGTGAAGCTTGGCATTATTCCTGATATGGCGGAGGGTGAATGATGTCATATCCGTCTGCTGCTAAGTTCGCCCTAATTTGTGCTGCCACAGGGCTTGTTGTAGGGTATGTCACAGGTGTGATTCTTATTAATGTCTTGGGGTAGGAGGGTATATGGCTATTATTGGATTTGAGTCGCTGTTTGGGGAGCGTAAAGACGAGTTGGAGGGCGAATGACAATCGCAACGTTGACACCTGAAGAACGGCAAATTGCCCTTCAAAAGTCTATTGAGTCTAGGGCTGTTAAGGCTGCACACAACAAAGCCAATGAGCATCTATATAAGCTCGACTACCTAGACGGCAATCATTGGCGTGAACTAGGGAGCAAACACAAGGTAAGAATGCCAAGCTACAACGAGCCATGCACAGCTAAGGGTGTGCGGAAGATGATGCGCAAGGTGGGGATCAGTAACGATACGTTCAAGGAACACTATACGAGCGTTGAGTATTTTATTGAGAATAATCCCAAGTGGACCTTGTGGGCTCTGGCTGGGTTGTTGCTTGAGTTGAAGGAGGGACGTGCATGACCATCGAAGACCTCGTGTTCAAAGCCATGCGTTCTCTTGAGCAAAACAAGGAGTGCTTCGCTGCTCAGTGGATTTTGCAGAACTCTGATAAGATCATTGCGGATTATGAGTTTGTGGAGACGAATGATTGGGCGAATGGTGTGCATACGTTTGAAATTAGGGAGAAAGGGTGATGGACTACGAGACAAAGACCAGCACGGTGAGGCTTGGCACACTCAATCTCTGCAATGGACTGGACTTTCACGAGTGGCTTCAGATTAGGTGCGAGATTGTACAAGAAGCTGAAGCAGAGCGCCGCAAGGATGATCCAAAGTATGTGAGGCGGTGGGATAGCTTAACTACAGGGGAAATGTGCGAGTTCGAAGACGGCACGTACATCCTCTACGAAGACTTTACACGCATTGTTGCTGCGATGGAGAAGAAAATCTCTGAAGCCTATAACTCAGGTAGGAACAACCCTGTTGCCGGGTATGACCGCAGCACTTCTTGGAGGGATTGATGACAAACGACAGAGACATTCCACGCTACGAGTTCAATGAGGCTGGTGAGCTTCCTCTTTCTTATGGGCGTTATTGTCGGTGGGAGGATGTTGAGGAGTTGATTGCGGCGTATAAGAGGGAGATTGAGAGGTTGGCTGACAACGTAGACTCTTATGGCAATGGTTACGACGATGGTTGGGCTGAGGCTAAAGAGTTGTACAAGAGGGACTACTAGCCGCTCGCGGGGCTCGCTGACTTAGGTTGGCGGGCCTTTTGTTTTTGTGGGCGTAAGAATGCGTAAGATTTGACAAATAGCAACTCTCGTGGTAAGATTCTTATATGGTAAACCATACTTTTAAGAATTATATCACTGGAGAACTATGTTAAAAGAATGTTTTGAATGTGCGGCACCAGCGACTGAAGATCACCATGTAATCCCTCAGAGCTTAGGAGGTACTAAGACTGTCCCACTTTGTGGGTCTTGTCACGAACGAGTGCATGACGCCGGATGGAAGCGGAGGGATAACCATGCTGAGCTTACGAGGGAAGGGCTGAGGCGTGCGAAGGAGCGTGGAGTTAAACTAGGTAATCACACCAACGCAGAAGAAGCCAGGAGGCTTGGTCGGGAGTCTCAGACCGCACGCGCAAACGAGTTTGCTTTGAAGATTTACGAAATTATTTTGCCTATGAAAGAGCAGGGCATGCCTCTCGACACAATAGCAGAATACCTCAACAGCCAGAATATTGCAACAGCTCGCGGTGGAAAGTGGTACAGCAAATCAGTGAGTAACGTATGGGTTCGGGCCAAGGCAGTACTCTCTAAAGAATCTGCTTGACGTGCTCATTTTCTTTGTCTATCATTGTGGAATCTAAACGGTATATACAAGGAGAAGAATAATGACTAAAACTTTCATTGGGGTTTGCAGGGTCTCAACCCGCTCGCAGTCCATCACGAAAAACGGTTTGGACAGTCAACGGGCAGAGATCGAACGCTGGGCACTGCATCACGGATATAACCTCGTCACAATCATGGATGAGGTGATCTCTGGCAGCACGCCGATGAAAGACCGTCCCGTAATGTCGATGGCCCTTGCTATGGCCAAAAAGATGAAGGCTCAGGTGGTGGTGACTAAGAGCGATAGGTTCAGCAGGGACTTCGATATCTCGCGTGAGTATATACAGAAGAAGAAGCAAGTTATTGCCATCGACCTCGGGGCCGAGCACGACGAGTTCGTTGGTACAATTTTTGCTGGGCTTGCCGAGAAAGAGCGCAAGATGATTGGCCTGCGTACCAAAGCAGGGTTGGCAGCAGCTAAGGCGCGAGGTGTCATCCTGGGCAACCGTACCAACTTGCCAGAGGCTCGCGAGAAAGCTGCTGTTATGGTGAAAGCCAAGGCTGACAGGTTTGCTGCGCATGTCCGCCCACCCATCGAGCGTATGAAGAATTGTGGAATGACCTATGCTGAGATTGCTGAAGAAATGAACGCGCTAGGAGTTCCTACTGCGCGAGGCGGTGATTGGAGTGCAGCAAGTATCTGTCGTGTGATTTCTCGCTGGAATTGATCTGAAAATTTACTTTAAGAAACAGATGTAGTATGTTGTTTTAAAAGAAATATCTCAGCAAATATCTTCGTAAGGGAGGGTGCTTTCGGGCATTCCTCCCTTTTCGCGTTTTTCGATATAAAATTTTTGGCGAGTGACCCTCTGCGAGGAGTTGCTTTCGAAGCAAGGTGCAGAATATCTGGAAGGTAAGGTCCAGTTTCCTTGCAGTGGCAGGATCATGGATTAACAGGCCCGGCAGGAGGGCTAGATGCGCCTCCATCCTACCCAAAGTATCGCCTACCGGGGCCATCTACAGACCTAAATGGGCGTATAGATGGCTCAATCGGGCACCCAATAGCCTACTCCAGCACCATCCCATGCGGCGCACCGCTGTCCTCTTGACAGCTACTCCTCACCAGCTACGCCCCCACACAATCCCCTCTCACGCCTCTGTGCCGTCTCCCTGCCAGCACGCCCCTGCCAGCCCCTGTAACGCCTCTCACGCTGCCTCGATAGCCATCCCTGCCCATGTCCTGCCACAAGCTGCCCTCTGGCGTGGCTTGGGCCTGTCCTGGCGTGCTCCTGCTGCGACGGATGCACCTTTCGCCATGCTTGCTAGTGTGATGTAAAGGAAGCTTTACACGATAGCATTGCGCTATCAGCTTGATAGGATACGGCTATGATGCCTCGTTGATGCCAAGGGGCGAGTGATTCTCACTCTTGAACGAGTTTCGATTAAACGGAACAGTGTTCCACAATAGCCAATCATAAGTACTTCGCATGCAAAGCAATCTGATAGCACGCCACACAGCCACACAGAAAGCATTCGCACAATAGCAAAAGGACGCCGTAGCGTCCATGTGTAGAACAGTTTAGGCTCAATGCCTCATGTGATCCAAGACTGCAAACACTGCCAGCGATAGCCAAGTTGCATAATAACACACTGTCGCAGTAAGTCTACTCATAATTCCCTCCGTACTCCTGCTCTATAGAGCCCGGCTCGAGCCGGGCGGGCTCGTCTCAGTCATCCGGCATCAGCTGGTCGAGGCGCTTTTCCAGGGCTTTGACTAGTTTCTTTTGCGCTGCTGTCAGTTCCTTACCTGCCACCTTAGCAGACATTTCGATGTAGTCCAGTTTCTTGAAGCACTCAGCGGCAGTCAGTTTGTTGATTTCGGCTTGGGTCATTTTTAGCTCCTGTTTAGTTTTACTTCGTAAGTGTTTGCTGCGTCGATGTAGTAACTATATAGAAGCTTTCTAAGCCTTGCAAGCACTAAATTGTAACAAGCAGAAGATTCTTACATGTCTTATTCACGCAACGAACTTGCAAGCTCCCCTCTCTTCTGGTCCGCTAGCTTCCTGGCATCTTCCAAGCTCCAAGGGTAGCTCGCTGTACCATCATCCCATATGAGGACATAGCCACATTCTCTACGGTCAATCTCGCACACATCCTTGAACTCTTCGGAAAGTTTCTTTTCCCACTGTCTCATTTTAGTGGTCATTTTGAAGCTCCGTTTCGTTTGTTGATTCGATTTAACATAGCTTTCGCTCTGTTGATGTAGTGATATTCGCACACACCAAAGCGCATGTCAACAACTTTCACAAGAATCCTAAGTTGTCTTATCCGCACAACTCACTCAAGCCCTGCCCTTGTTGTAATCGCTACCGTGCTTGATCAGGCCAGCGATCAGCAGAGCACCAGCTGCCAGACTTGCCACTGCTACGAAGATTACTGCTTCCATGATGTTTCTCCTAAAGGGTTTGTGTTCCAATGAGTTCTATTCTACACGCCTCTACAAGAAACACAAGCCCTTTAAGCAAATAAATTGTAACAAGCGTAGGCATGCGTCACGCAGTAACAGACCATGCAGCTACGGAGTAGCGTTTACTGAGGCACGAAGGGTTGTTACGCACCAGCGTACCAGACAACCCTCACACAAGCCACACTCCCACTAGCACATTTAAACACAAACGACATAGCTCTGCATCCCTGCCTGTCCATGTCCTCCACAAGCCCTGCTGCAAGCCCTTGGGCATTGTCCCCGTAGAATGTCTGTTCTTTGCGCATGGTTTAGGTCTCCTGGTTGCGTCTCTTACTATACGCTTTGAGTGTCTTACAGCAATCATTTATGACAATCGAAACATTTGTCAAGTTTCCGATTCCACACAGTGAACCAGTTGCCAAAAGGAGGAATCAACTCCACTTGACTACTCGTCATCTGCTTATGCTCGAACAGAATGTTTGCTTCCTCTTCGGTGTACATATCTTCGAACATGTCACCAGAGAAATTATACCACACTAGCTTATAGTCTTTGATTTGAGTAGTCATGTTATGCCTCAAGCTTGTTAACAACAAAGTTCCCTGCCAGGGCCACCAATGCGAAGCCTGCCGGAAGAGCAATCGCACCAGCAACACCAAGAGCCTGCACGAAGAATGCACCAGCGAACAACGTGACAGCAAAGCCGATGACACTCATGAAAGTGATGAACATGATTGCCACCAGAACGTTTTCTTTGTTGAACATGTTAGGCTCCTTGTCTATGTTGTTTGCTGCTCCAATAAACCCCATGTTCTCACACCCTAGTAAGCATTGCAAGCGTTATTTGCATTGGTGCTTAAGATTCCTTCCGAATCTCAAACATCACAATCTTTCCGTCCTCACGTTCCCACTGACGATAGCCTGACACGTGGTAGAAGCCTTCCTTTTCGCTATGGCTACCAGTGAGTGTATAAGTGGTGTTCTCTTCCCTGGCAATCTCTTTGATGAGACGTTCAATCTCACGTACAGCAGCATTCCATTTATGTTTTACAGCTTGCTTGCCATTGTAGGAGATGGTGTAGTTTTCACGTTGCATGTAAGCCCCTTGTTAGCCTTAAGACATTGACAGACACCATTCTAGCATGCTGGCTAGGGCTTGTGTCAAGAATTTTGTGTCTATTGCGAAACCTTCACTTTCTTGTGGCACTTGCAACAGTAGGTAGTCTTCGATTCTCTGTAGTCTAGGGTGTCGTGTAAGTGCGAGTTGTCAGCAGACTCTTTGTCATACCTGAAGTGATACTGTGACTCACCTTTCATGTAAATTTTACGGTAGTACTCGTCATATCCGCAGTGTGGGCACTTTAACATATCATCTCCCCTATGCATTAGCACGTTTCTGTGCATACTTGTTAATCTGCTCTTTAGCTTCAGCCCATTTAGCAGCGTCGATGCACCTATAGTCTCATACAACAGGTACGCTGTCAACATTTCTATGTGTTGTTACGCTGCTTTCCTTTGCTGCATGTGGTCAATCGCTTCCTGTACACTGTCGTTTGTCTGTAACACAAGCTTTGCACGAGTGACAGCAACATACAATAGGTTTTCTTCCATCTCTTGCAAGCCTACCCATTGTCTACCATTCTTCTTGTCATACTTGTAATGGCTTGGGAAGTCTTCAGCCAATACAACTTGTTCCCATTCCCTGCCCTTAGCTTTGTGTGCTGTCGTGTACGTTGCATGAGGGTTTGCTGGCTTCCTGTAGCTCTCAAGCATACGAATCATCCTGGCGCTTTCGCCATCCTTTACGAGCTTCACAACGCGGTTAATCTCTGGGTCTTCCTTGGCTTCCTCGCACAGAGCAAACCATGTAGCAAAAGGAATAATCCTGTCGTGTTTCACTTCCTTGATTCGATCCTGATACAGCCCTTCCACGCTCTGCAACATCTTCACAAAGTCTTTTGTGTCTACTTCGATATCAACCGATACACCGCGTTCCATTGCGTTTACAGCCTCACTCAGCAATGCGCTATTCGTACGGAACAACTTAGCATAAGGCTTGCTGTCGTCAATCCTCATAATCCTGCTGTCAAGCTTGTCAAAGCCTTCAATCGTCATGTTGCCTTTAAGTACATGCATTGCAACATCTGCCACAGCTTGACCATAACGGAAAGACTGCCCTAAGAAAGCCTCATCACCTTCTACAACTTTCATTGCATTAACACTTCCGCGCCACTGGTAGATGGCTTGTCGTCCGTCACCTACTAGCACAATCTTAGATTGTTGTTTCTGCTGTAGCACGATGTCTAGTACACAAGGCGTGCTGTCCTGTGCTTCGTCCAGGTAGATGATTTTATACTTGCTCAGGTTTGGCTTGGACAGTTGGAACAACTTGAGATAAGTGTCATGTGTTGCCAGCACGTTAGAATTCTCGTTTGTGCGATCGTTCCAGAGCTTCTTAGCATTCAGCAACACAACAGATTTAAGCTTAGTTGCTCCAAGCTCAATTGCTTTGTGCATGTCGTACATGGGAAGATGCTTGTCTGTGATTTTCTTATCTGCGCTCTGTTCGAACTTGGCAACACACATCTTTACAAACTGACCTACTCCAGCAGCCGTAACAATGGTTGTTCCATCATCGGCATCAATTGCCTTAATCTTGTAGTATGTGGCAATCTCTCCACCAGTGCCAGCAACATTGACATACCCATGTTTAGGACGAGAAAGCTTATGTGCTAGGTCTTTGCCAAACTGAGCATACGCAAGGGAGTGTGTTGTTTTGCACACAACATGAAGAGGGAACTTACGGCTTGCCTCATCTGCTGTCACTTTGTTGAATGCAAGGTAAATGCTTGGTTCTTCAATCTCGTTAGCAATCATGCTAAGAGTGGTTGTCTTAGCACCACCAGCACATGCTGAAATTTTAAGCAGGTTGCTCTTCTTAGCTGCATCGATGCAAGCCTGTTGGTGTTTAGTCGGGTTCATAAGCTTCTGCAATAAGGTTGTTAATCAGGTCAACATCTAGTTCGTCACTATGGTGTAATTCTACACTATTACACTTTTCCTCAACAGGACTGGAAAGTGTACACTTTTGCGAACAATATTCTATAGGGGCATCAGAGGTGTAGGGATTAGGGCCACCACTGTGAGAGGGATTAACTTTTTCTAGTTGTATTGCGGATTCGCTCCACCGCTCACATGTTGCGACTACAACGTCTGTACTAGCTCCACCACAATAAAGCATACTAATAATAGCATGTCTTACACTCTTGTCGTATGATTGGTCTAGGTTGAGTTGTTTGCGTACATGGTCCACTGTATCATTCATGTGTTGCATGGTACAATCAATGGCTGACAACACAGTATCTAGGCTAAATTTAGCAAGCTGTGGTTGCATCCAGTATGGACGAATGACTGTGTTTGGTGCTTTGTTTATAGCAGTCCTGAACCTGCGGATTGCTTTCTCTTCTAGTTGTGCGTACTCCTTACCTTCCTGATACGGATACACCAATTGCACAGCGCGTTTAATCTGTCCGCTAGTGATGCCAGTTTGCGACTGTGCGAGCTTGATGCAATCCTTAATCACATCCTTTTCATCCTTGTTCTTCTGTACTTCTTTAAGGTTGTGTTTGCACCAATCCACACTGTATCCTGTTTGTTGTGCGATCTCTTTGTATGTGTGCCCAGCTTGCCGAAGTTGTACGGCTAACGCTTTCTTTTCTTGTGGTGTCATAATACTCTCATTGGTCAATAAGTGTAATTATACACCGTGCTAAGATTCTTGTCAATCTGTTGGTGTATTTCTACACCTAAATTGTTGTGTATCCTATCAGAATTGATAGGTTGTGTGCAATCAGTAAATCAACCACTCCCCGAAACACTCCCTGATATACCGTTCCCTAAGCCTTGCAACCCTTGCTATACGCTTGTCCACACCCCGCCAACCCAAACACTGTATAGCACCGATCCTGAAGCCTGCCAGCCCTGCCTGTGAGCCTAAATAAGTGTCGATCGTCCAGCCAATCATCAATCCATTTCATATCGGGGAAATAAGGATTAGTGAGTGTAAAGATTGCCTCTTGAAAGCGTGTGCGCGTTGCTTGGGATTTCCAATTGAGAGTCATACTTCACTCCGTTCAGTATTAGTCATTTCTTGTTCTCCAAAGAAGGGTATTTCAAAACCTGTTGAATATCCTTCGAATAGATAACCATCACATCGCCACGCTTGACATAATCTTCAACATCAAGTTGGAATTTATTGCCGTCCATTGTCCAAGCATTACGATTGTACATTGTGATTTCTTCCAGCGTTTCAGCAGAGCTAATGCTATAATCCTCTCCGCAACAATCGCAAGTTACATTATAAGGGTGCCTGTTGAAACGTTCCTCAAAATAATTGATTGCTTCGTCTTCGGGCAATTCGATATAAATATGCTCTTTGTATCGTCCGTCAAGTTTTACTTTAGTGCTACCACCACTTGACATATCGAAAAATTTAGTCCACATGCTAATATCTTCTCCAATCGATTTAAAGCCCTTCCAGGCTGTCCGTTTACACATTCCCTATTCCAAGCCCCCGTTCGTTGAATAGCGGCCCGCTAGACGCCTTGGAATGGCTATTCTGTGCATTCGCCGAAGGCGATATCTAGCCGGAACATCTTAGCCACCCTGCTACGCTCTTTCTTCAAAGCTTCCCGCTCATCAAATGTCAACCCACCATATTCAAGTTTATCACGTAATCCTCTGTCGATAAACTCTAACACTTCCTCCTTAGCCCATATTGCTAATTCGCGTGCTGGCATGTTGTTCATTTCTCCCCTCCTAAATCAAATTGTTTTCAAGACAAGCGGCTTTCCATGCTTCTAACTCCGTCGCGTAGTCTTCAACAGATGCGCGAATGGTGTCGGTCCAGTAGAATCCCTTGAAGTAGAAGAGAACTATATACCCGTGAGCCTTAGCGAGCGGGGCATACAGCTTGTCTGGATGCATCCCAGCTTCCCGCGCAATCTCTTCGTAATCAATCATTTGTATTGCTCCAATAAGTCTGCCGGATATGGCCTTTTCTTTTGTGCTTCCCATTCCTCCTGGGTGCTGCTCACTGTGCAATATCCTGTACACCATGCAGGCCCATTCCAAAAGTAAGCGTGCGGTTTGCTTTGTACAAAAGCGAGTTCGCCAGAAACCACGTCGCCCACCTGGCCACACTGCGAGCACTTAAAGAATACGATTGTCATTTCTTCCCCTTAGTGTTTTCTCCCCGTTCCCTCTGCCGTTTCTCCTCTCGCCAATCCCTCAGCGCAAACCTTATAACATACCAAATTGCCAGGAAAGCCGCTAGGCCGAGAGGAATGAAGACGAGCCATTGCAGAATGTCTTCTTGTGTCACTCTCCATACTCCTGCTCACAGGCCAACCAGCCACGATCCCACTCTTCACTCTTGCCAGTGCCACGCTCGTAAGGATTGCTGCGACGATCAGCACCGCTGAAGTAGTAAGCATTCCAACCTTCAGCATAAGCTACGTTGTCAACTACGAGGATGCCGGAATTGTCAGTCATCGTGTTCTCCAATAATCAATTAAACAAACTCAACCCGTTGCATACGCTCCAGCCTATCCAGAGCATGTCTTCTTGTGTCACTTGTTAGTCCCGTCAAATGTACAAATACGTATTCTCTTCAATCTCTTGCAACACTTTATTGTGCAATTCATTAGCCACTGCCTCAATATTATCAGGCATAGCGTGAAAGCACAATTGCCGCTTGTAGTCCCAGCCAAGATTAAACGCAATCGAGGCAGGAACATCTTTGTTGCCGTACGGGCGCTTACTGCCCCAAAACTCAATCAATCCTTTCTTGTGATCTTGTTGCAAGGTTTCATTGTAAATGCAATCGGACAGATAAAAGCCCTTCAGCACAGTGATTAATCGCTCAATCTCGTAAGTTTCAGGCATGCGACGATCTAACAATGTTCTCCAATATTCGTTGACGTTCATAACTTACTTTCGAAATGTAATTGAGAAAGGATGGAAACGAAGTTTACATCATTCCGCATGAATCCCGCATACAGCCAGCACACTAAAGCACGCCAGCAGAGCGCCACACATTAGCACGTTGCCAACCTCTTTCAAGATGCCTTTGACAAGGCTCGCACGTTTGGCTTTCTTGTAGAGCATGAAAGGGGAATTGTCGTCAAGCGTGAGTTGCGATGTGAACATTTTCAAGGCTTTCGAAACGTTAGTTGATAAAGGCAGGCTTTAGACTGCCCTGCTTGTTTGGTTGTAGGGTGGTTATTTTGCAAACACGAACACGTAGCCCGTTTTGGTGCTCCCGCCAATCAACTTACCTTCCCACTTCAGTTTAGCACAAAGGGCTTCTGCTGCCTTACGGTGCACATCTTCACCAGACAGTTCGTGCGGGTACGGGATCGTGACGCTACCAGCTTCGCATTTGGCAATGATACGGCTACCGCGAGTGTTGGTCGGACCTGCATACTTGGTTACAATGGCTTGCATGATGCTCTCCTGGGTGGGTTGTCTGTGCAGCCTGTCGCTGCGTCCATGTGTTGTATAGTACGCCGCTGTTTTTGGCGTGTCAACAAGACTCTTAAGAATTTTATCGAAGAAATTAGCAGGAAAATTCTAATCTAAAGCTTGACAACCTCTTGACAATATGCATGTCACGCGCTATAATATTGTTAATTGTGAGGTGCAATGCCTCACTTTGAAAGTCTGAAGTACAAAATCCCAACTAAAGGAACTCCCATGAGCCGAAATTTCGACTACCAGTCGGCGTCCGTCGATGCTATCGCCGTTCGCCTAAACACTGTGCAAGACCAATCTTATCGACGCCTTGTCGCCTACTACACGAAAAAAGGGGACGCGACAATGCTGGCTAAACTAGCCCAGGCCCGCAAGCTGTCAAAAATTCTGAAGCTTCAGGCTGAGTATGCGCAGGAGTACGGCGCATGAACTACAACAAGATTTATGACGACTTCATAGAAAGTCGCAAATTCCGCCCTAAACTGAACTCCGAGTATTACGAACGTCACCACATACACCCTGTGAGTCTTGGTGGACGCGATGACGACGAGAACCTTATATACTTAACATACGAAGAACACTACTTCGCACATCTCCTCCTGGCAAAGACGTACGGCGGGCCTATGTGGAGAGCCATTATTGCAATGCAGATGCCGCAAAACGGGCGAGTTATAAGGAATAGACATATGTTTGCTGTCGCAAGAAGAAATCTAGCAATTTATGTGTCCGACCAAACAGAGTATGAGTTTGAAGACTTGAGGACGGGTAAGGTGTTTACGGCCACAAGGGAATATCTACAAAAGGAATACGGGTTGGATTTTTCCCAGACGAGTAAATTAGTCAGAGGTATCTCAGCGTCTGCTAGGGGTATTTGCTTGGCGGGAAACGCAGAAAATGCCGGTAAACACAAGAAGTACAACATAGTTAGTCTTGAAGATGGCCTGACCCATACAGGCACTGCTAAAGAGTTGAGCGAGAAATTAGGAATCTCAGAGGCTAGTATTTACTCATTGACACGTAGAATAAAACTTGTCGCTGGCAAATACTATTTAGAAGGAACTGACCCTACCAAGAAAACAAAAGCCGTGGATGAGTTTACGCTAGTTCACATAGAATCAGGTGCAGTCATAACTGGCACTCGTCCAGAGTTGATGAGGTTGACAGGAATGCACAATAGCTCAGTTTCACATATAACTAATGGAAAGTCACTGACATCGTTCGGGTATTGTCTACCAGAAAATTACGAGAGAGTTTTGGCAGAGAAGTTCAAGCCAATCCGCCTAATTAATGCTGAAGGCGAGACGATCACCGGAACTAAGAAAGAAATAAGGAAAAACTGAATGTCAGTTCCGGCTTTTTTAAGCAACCTATTGTCGGGAAAGGCAGCAACAATGAAAGGTTTTAGGTTGCTGCCAACCTGACCCCAACACATTATTCTTGTTGCACCCACACAACATCCCCTGTCTGGTCTACAATGCGTAAGTGTTTCCAATTGAGCACGCTTACAAGCTCTGCAACAGTGTCCACGGCAGAGAGGATGTCGCTATGCTGTCCATTGTGGATGGGCTCCCCATTGTAGGCCGTTGTGTTGCTGGATTGTGTACATGTAGGCTCCTGTCATAGAGACACAATGCGCGTAATCGTTTCAGCACTCACGTTAGCCTTTTGCAACTGTGCAACTAGCTCTTTTCGTTCCTTGCTATCCACCCAGCGCCGCAACCACTTGAGCGGCTGTGAGCGGTGAGTGTAGACACGCGCCAGGATTTCCCCGCTGCTATCCCGCACGGTAACGTTTCCTTGCTGGGAGGCCTTCACGCTGGCGTTAGATGCCGTGATAGTGTAGCCGTCAATGTGCTCTGCCATGATTAATTACCCTCCTTCAATTCATCTTCTTCCTTCATCAGACCACAGTCAACGAGGTGATCCTTCAGGCCGTCCAGGTCGTTCTTATCCGACATGAAACCGTCTTCGAACACATCATAACCTTCGATCTCGAACACAGTGTTGCCGTCTTTGTCGCGGACATCAGCATTAAATTCTCCGCGCTCGTCTTTGTTGATGAAATACTCGAACGTACGCACAAGCTTGTCCAGTTCATCACGATTCTCTGCAATGTTGCGAAGCCATTCCTTGTCTTCCTCGTGCATGTCTTCGTATTCGTCAATCAAGTCTTCGAAAAAGCCTTCGCGGCCCTCGTAAGGCGATGTGTAGAAGCTTTCCAGCGTGTCGCCGTTCAGCATAGCCACTTCGAATTCCTCATTCGTCAGAAACACATTACCACTGTTCTGGTTCATCATCAGGTGTACGCCATTGTCGCCAAAGTCATCCGGCAATCCGTTATTTACCCATGCGTCGAGCAGGTCACGAGCCATCTTGATTTCACGGAAGCCGAAGTCTGCGAGATTGGTAGTGGTGGACATTTTGTATTCTCCTGGTAAGTGCTCTGTTGAGGGTTTCGTTTAAGTTAAACTTCGCATTGCTCAGTCAGTGGTTCTAGTATCGGACAGTTCAGAAAGCCTGTCAAGCACTTTAAGCACCCGGCTTGCAAATAATTCTCTCTACAGTGATGTTTGGCACACCGGCCCTCTGTAGCTGCACAATCAGGGCTTGCCGCTCCTTGCAAGCGTACACTGTGCGAATCCTATTCAACACTCTAGCGCCATCGTATCGCACGCGAGCCACCACTACACCAGCACTATCCCTTACTGTCACGCCACCAGATTGTTTGGCGCTGCTATTAGTGCTCGTGAGTGTGTATCCGTCGATTAGCTCCATGTTAGTACATACTCCCAACCTTAATTGTATTCATATTGTACGATTAGCCAGCATGCTTATAACTACTGCATACTTTGAATAGTGCGCCTGTAGATACCGGCTTATTTGCTCTTTGTACTCTTCCGAATTGTCAGACCATTTAATCAAGCGGCCTATCCAGTATTCGGCACCGTCTTGCAAGTCTTCAATCTCTTTAGAAATTTCCTCTTGTGTAAGCGGAACACTGACATATAAAGAGTTTTCCGAAAAGTGGCAATTGGCAACATCATTGTTGCACAGAATATCGCGCACAGTTTTTGCGTCAGTGTCTTCTAAGCAATACTCTAGCGTTTTAACCTTGTTAGCAACTTCTTTTTGTTGTTCGACAAAAAACATCACAAGGTCGATTGCATCGAGTATAGCGGCGTTGATTGTGAGTTTCATTTTGTGCATTCCTCCAGTTCAATCCTACGCAGTGGATGATGCGAAAATTTAGACTTCATGACACAGCACTCCTCGTGCGTCATTGGGTAGCGCGTCAAGTAGGTCTTTTCGTCGGTTTTGTTGTTCTTTGCAACTAGATGATACATTCGGGTTTTCATGGCTTAAGCCTTATTGTAAGTGTAAGAGATCGCATAAACAAAGCCATCCGGCAAGCCTAGAATCTCTTGCAAGTGTTCCGGCCTACGCCACACAGAAAGCTCGAACATAGGATGAATCGTAAGCATGCGCTTTAAGAGACGTTCCGCGCCAGCGACAGAGGAAGCATAGCCGACGAGTTCGCGGTTATTCCAGATTGGCAATTGTGTGGTTTTCATGGGTAGCACTCCTATGTGTGTTGAACTGTTCCCATAGTAGACCGTGCTTCGGTAGCTGTCAAGCGTCACAAGCAACTTTAGCGACTAAAGACTTTATCGAGCCTTTCTCGCGCGCTCCCTCTAGCATCCTTCCTACAGCAGCACCCCCATGCATCCCCGAACAGGGAACACAGCACGCCCTATATAAGACTGTCTACCGTGTTCCCTCGCTAGGCCCTGCCCTCCCATGCACAAAACAGGCCAGCAAATCGCAGATTTGCCCCTCCCCTTCCACGCTCGGCACAAAAACTGGCGAGAATGCTGGGAATTGGCGTAGAGGCGTATGGTTGGAAGGGTGTTCGTTGATCACAAGGGTATGCGAATTCATAGGCCAAAATCGAGTTAGGATTTATGAAATTTTGGCAGGATTGGAAATGAAAAGCTGCTCACATGTTTTCAGGAAGAGTGTGAAAGTGCGTAGGCGGAAAACTGTGTGGCCAGCGTGAAAAACTTCCGTCATCACTTAACCACACGCACCAAGGGTCCGTTGTGTATTTGTAACCTGATATCTCGCTAAGAACTACGTCAAATGCCTTTACAACAAACATTTCACGACCCTTGACATGCTCTTTAAGCTTCTCAATTTCAATCCACATTATTTCTCGCTCCCATATTGAATAGTGATACGCCCATCCTTCACATTCTGCCACAGCGTCACACTAGTAACACTCCCCAAGCCACTCTCCACCATCACCACGTTCAAGCCCTCCTTGCTCGTGAGCTGCGCATATCGCACATCCTGCTTGTTCATATCCAGGCGAGCAACAACGTGTGCTACGACATCACGAATCGCTCCATGCCTCCCTTCGCCCATCCCTGTCAAGCAACCCACTTCACGCCCATTCATTGTCATGCAATATTCCCCTTCGGACACAGCCTCTTGCTGACTGTGGGCCTGTGCGTGGCTCTTGGTGAGCTGCACAGAACCTGCAAGGAGGACTAGGGCAGATGCGCAGAGGGCTATGAGGAGCTTGGGGGACATGGTTGGGTCTCAGTGTTTATTTTCTGAATAGGCGTCTACCAGTGCCTGTCGGTCAACTCCGTAGCACATAGCTGTTTTGGAGGCAGAGTACTCAAAGTCACATCCGCACTCCAGCAACCATTTTAGGTGGATCAGGGCTTTTTCGGTAGTTTCACTCATGTCATTCTCCGTTGTTTGTTGACAGGTTTAGAATAGCAAGCCTAAGGTTGGCTGTCAAGGACTCAATAAGAATTTTACGCTTTCTCCGCAAGGTCTTCTTCAAGACAAGCAATCATCCAGTCAATCCATTGAAGGCGGTTGCGCTGCATATCGTCCCAAGAGACATAAAATTTGTGTGGGCGAGAATGCACCCAGTCACTGAGAAGGCTGTGTCTTCCGAGTGCTTTGGCAATGTAACGAATCAACTCTGTGCAAGCGTTCCTGAGTTTAGGATTTTGCCCCCCTACGTCGTCTAGGGCAATGCAAATCCAATGCCTGATACCACCTCTAATTCTGCTTCGAGCCTTCCTTAATGCTGCTATTTTGTTTTGCAGCATTTCCTTACTATCTTTCTTTGCCATTTTATTCTCCTAGTTTGTTACGCCGAGCCACACTAGCAAATCCCACTTGCTAAAAATAGTGTGGTACTCAAACAGCCCGTTGTGCATCTGCTTGCTAACAGCAATAATTCGCGAGTCTTCGATGAAGTAGGGTACACCGTGAAAGGCTAAAATCGAGAGTACTGTAGTGGGGCACATATTTAGCCTCCATTGAATTCAATTCGCCCAACCTTCTGATACAGGCCCGAAAGAAGCCTCCCAATTTCTTGCACATCTTCTTGTACAAGTGTTGCTGCGGGATGGTCCTCGATAAAGTCCCCGAACATTATATGAAGCATGTGCACTCTGTCTAGTAGCTCGTGCATGCGATATTGGTCGATTGGTGCGTCAGCTCCTGCGCAGTCCTTGTATGTGCCGTATGTTTTCATCACTCCTCCTTCTGAATATGCTCTACAGCATTCTCAACAGCCTCCCTAAGCGTCTTCCCGCTGCCTAAGACGTAGAGCTGGAAAGCATCTCGTTCTTCGTAACTCTCAAGCGCGTAGAACGCTCGTTGTCCTTCGTAATTGCGTACAAGCATTACAGAGCCTGTGTCGTGATCGGCGAACATGTCGAATGAACTAGTCTTGCACGAGAAATCTGCCGAGAGGAACAGCCAGCCTTGGGGAATGAGGGATTCGATGTCGTTCATTTTGCTCTCCGTTGTTTGTTAGATGACGTAAGAATCTTAACGAGATTCGATCTTACCAAGGAATCTTGAGCATTGCAAGAACTTTTCAGCACACAAAAGAAAAGAGCCGGAAAGCTTACGCTCCCGGCCCTAGTGCTGCCTCCCGCCTAGCTGCCCCACAGCCTCAACGTATTGGCGGGACAGATGTATTGTAGCGTGATGTCTTGATGGTGTGCTGATGTTTGTCACAGGCGCTGCACAATCAACCCTGTGGTTGTCAGCTTGGCCAAGTAATGAATATCTGGGTACGACAGCAAGAGACCCGTAATGCTGCTTTTGGTGCCGGTCAAGCCGCCAACGACGGTCAGCTTTAGTCCTGCATCAGAAATCAGGAGTTTATAATTGTCCGCTTGCCCTTTCGGATTGTCTGCCACAGCCTTAGCAGCCACCATCGCTACGTTGTCATCGCTTGTCCCGGCAACGAAGCCTACAGCCGAGTTATTCACGAGAACGAACGCACCCGTGTATGCTGGAGCTGTCGTGCTCACACCTGGGACGCTGATGTTGCTAATGGCTTGCTGAATTGCCGCTGAGTTGTCCACAGCAGGGGTAGAGCCTCCTCCGCCGCATGCTGACAAGAGGGCTGCTACGAGAATGCAGACAGTATTTTTCATGTTGTGCTCCGTTGTGGTTAACACATCAAGGCTACAGAACAAACTGAACACCGTCAATGCTGGTTGGCTAACTCGCTCATTCGTCTTCCTCCAGTGTAATTTCAACACTCCCATCCCGAGTATGCTTGTTTGTGCGAATGATGGAAACATTGAGTTTTATAGCAAGAAGTAAGACCGCCTCTTCCAACTCACCATGCTTGAAGTCGGAAGGGAAGACCAAGTAATCTTTGATGTAATCATTCATTTCTCATTCCTCTGTGTACGTTTTTCTTGTTCAAACCAATCCCACCAAGACATGCCCGCTACACACAAACTCACTAGCCCGAACAGCATGTTAATGCCGCCTAAGCCAAAATTTGTAGCAGCAAGCAGTATGTTGACAGCGAATAACTGCTCGTATGAGGCTTTGTCTAAGAGGGATTTCATTCGTCCTCCGCAGGCTTCTTGTACGTGAGCGTTGGGCGACTATCACCATAACGCCACAGTTCAACTTGCTTCACCCCATGTTGGAATCTTTTGAGGTGATAGAGCTTAGACACAATAACAATATCATCATCAGAGAATTCATACCAAATACCTGAAGCATAGCACCACTTGAGTATAAGCCCACAAGACCTATTGCGTGCTGTAGTGTTAGTTGTAGCGCCTATCTCCATAATGTATCTCCCTGTAGTCGTTCAACCCGTCAAGGAAACCTTTGCATTTCGCGTCAGACCACAAAGGATTTACTTGAAAGTTTGTTATATAATCTGGATGAGGTCTGTTGAGTTGACACCATCGGACACATTCTTCGTAGCCTTCGATGTATTGCTGTTCGCTTAATGTAACCATCCTTCCCTCCTAACATATGTACAGGTAGCGAGCAGCCCCAACATACCCACCGCCAAGACCGCTCGGCAGCACCCATGGCGAGCCGTCAAGCTCATACACAGCGCCTTGATAAACGATTTGCAGGGGCCACGATTTGTCGGCAGCAGATGCTTTGGCAAACGCATACATTTCGCCATCAACAACGCTGCTGATGTGTATATCTTCCATTGACATTATGTTGCTCATCGGACTTCCCTGTTATGTTTTGCATCTAATGGCTACATGCTAGGGCAGCGTGGAAGTTTTGTCAATGGGAGACGATAAGAATTTTATGAGGGCTTGTGTTGGGACATCACTCCTTTCCTTGTGCGGGAGCGGCGAGACTTGCGCGGACTCGCTTGATGGTTTCAAGGCACACATCATCAAAACCATGTCCCTGCTCGACATCTGCAATCACGCCAGCAAGTTCATAGCCGAGTGTGCGTGCGTATTCGAGTTGGCCCCGGCGATCAGCTTCCACGGCCTCGCGCCTGATCTGCTCGACCTGCTCGGCGGTGTAGCCGTACTTCAGGCGCATCATGCTGCCATCTGCGTACCCAATGGCAGTCGGTTCAGGCAGCGGCGGCAGGGCGCACTCGGAGGTTGGAGGTTTGCCGCAAGCGACTGTAGCGCGGCGGGCGGCTTTCCAGATTCCCCATGCGGCTTCCGTCTTGGTATCAAGATAGGTTCGCGCCTGATCCCGCATCTTGCCGTCCGCAAAAAGTGCGAAGCCGTAGATTGCGTATGGGTCACGTCGTGCCGCCGCCTCAAACTCTGCGCGCTCGTTGGTCAGTTCAGTCATTGCCCGCTCCCTTTCTTATGCTGCCGTGCAGTATTTGCCCGCCATGCCTCGCTGAAATCGCGAGCTGCTTGCGTCTGTTCGCGCATCGCCTTGCGCAGTGCTTCGTAGAGGTCACGCATTCCCCGCTCCTTGGTTGGAAGACGATGGGGTGGCCGGGTTGTCAAGCAATCTGCGAACATGCTGCCCCCATCCTATTCGCAACTCAGTGGCTTTGTTCAGACCTCCGAGTGCGAGAAAGAGGGCTGCGCCGCCGACAGACTCGCAGAACGCGCGCTGGGCGTCCTCGTCATCGATCGCTTGTAGCAAGTGGCCCACCGCAATTTGCAGGTCAGTCCTCATTGCTGATCCTCCTGTTTGGGCTGGTCGGTGACAGGAGTAGCGGCCCGGTCGATGCGCTCGATTTCAGCGATGATCAGTGCGCCAGCGCGCACGAGGTTGCTGCGGCGGTCCTTCGGCTTCCACCAGCTTGGCGCCCAAGGCCAATACGTAGGAACCGCCCCGCGACCGATATCACGTTCGTGCGGATAGCCGCAGGACAGAGCGTAGTAGCCCGCCGCTACTGCCATCTCGCCACCATCGTGCCCATCATCGTGGTTCGTATTCCAGCCCTCGACTTCTTTCTGGCGCTGACGCTCGGCCAGCACATCGCGCGCGGCTTGGGACTGATCGGTAGCAGGCGTAGGAGCGGCGAGACGGTTGATCTTTTCGAGCCATTCGTTGGCGGCGCTCATCGTCTTGATGCCGAGATTTTGGCACGTCGCCCGCGCCTCCTTGTGGGCCGCGTCGAAGTTGTGATCATTCCAAACGAATGCCAGCCACAGCGTGCGGTAAGCAAGATCGCGCATCACCTGAATATCGGCTTGCGCCACCGGCTGCGCACCGGCCTGCTCGACATCGCCATTCAGGCCATCGTTTGGGTGCTCGATGTCGTATTGCAGCGACTTGGGACCGTACGCTTGTACTAACAGTTTCAGGCTCTCGATGTGCCGATCTTTGGCATCGGGCGCACCGGCCTGCTTGATGGCAGCAGGAGCGGCGCCAGGCATCGGCAGGGGCATCCAGTGGGTTGCGGCCTCGACCACTTCGGTTCTATTTTCGGGGCCAACCTCCCACAAGTCCTCGGTCTTGATGTCGAAATACTGTTCGCCGGCGAAATCCACGCCATCGGTATAAACCAGCACGCGGTCATGATCGTCGGGCGAAGGAAGTTCTCTCGACAGCGGAACCAATGCAGCCACTGCACCGGCCTGCTGGTCACTGGTCGGCGCTGCGGCGAGACGTTTAATTTCGGCGTCGATATAGGCGGTAAGCGCGCCTTTAGCCTTCTCGCGCGCGCCACTTGAAAGAGACGCGTTCAGGTAGCAGAAAAGCAAATTGCGGTATTGCGGCGTGTCGATGCTCGGCGCGGCTGATAGCTGTGCTGGCGCGATGCTATCGATGTAATTGATCACTTCCCTTGCATTCTTCAGTGCAAACTTGCGGCTATTCTCAGCAACGCCCAACGAATCAAGCGCCTTGATGCAGTAGTCAAGCGCCTCTCGCGAGCGCTCCAAGATAGGTCGGTCGTCGTCGTTGGCGGGCTGTGCTGGCGCGCCCTGATGGGCTAGGATGGCTTCTTTCACCCTCAAATGCTGTTCACACACGTAGCGGATAATTTCAGCCCCGCGCTTAACTTCAGGCGACCGATCTTTCTCGGCAATCGCTTCCAGTTGCCCGGCGACTACGCGCCAGTCGAGTGGAATCACTGCGCCCTTCAATATTTCGCGAGCATCAGCAGGTGCGGAGGCTGGCGCGGCCTGATGGGCGGCGGTTTCATCGTCGGCGTGCAGTGCATCGTCAGCGATGCGGGTCACGCCGCAGTCGCCTTCCCATCCGAAGCGCGTTTCGCTGATCTGACGCAGCGCCTCACGCAGCTTCGTAATCCTATCATCGGCAGGCGCAGGGGCGCGGCGTGCCAGGGCGATAAGCTGGAGCACGGTGGCCGGGGTCGCCTCGTCATGAAAGTCCGATAACGCTTGCTCGGCTTTAACTGCTGTCGCGGCTTGCATCGGGGTACGCGCCAGTGCTTCCAGCTTGTCCAGGTCGAGCACAACAGTGCTCATATCATTGTTTTCCATTCTCATTGCTCCTTACATAGTTATCAAAAATTGTGCGTGCTTGACGCAGCGTATGAATGTTCGTTTGGTATGGCTTGCTTGTGGGCTCGTCTTTGGAGCGAATATATAATGTGCACCGTGTGGATGGGCCTACAATTGTCGCTTGTATGTTGCCATGCTCAAGGATGCGGAGGGCGTGTTTGCGGGAGTGCATGTCAGTCCAATCCTCATGTGTCTGTTAAGAGCCTTCATATTGCCATAAGAATCCTAAGCGTGCAAGAGAAATAATCAGGGACAGAGCCATAAGATTGCTGCAAATCTTGACAAATGGCTTGTCAAATGGTAATATATCGTCATGGAGTAGTGCAACGCTACTCTAGTAAGCCTGTTTCAAATTCCCTCTAAACACTCTTATACATGGAGATATCACATGTCGCGTTCGTTCGACTATCGTAAAGCCACGCTTGTAGAAACTGCACAACACCTCAACACTGTCCAGGCCCAAGCCTACCGGAAGCTAATCACATACTACACCAATAAGGAAGACGCTGCAATGCTTGCGAAGCTTGAACAGGCAAACCGCTTGGCCAAGATCATTCAGCTTACCGAAGCATATGACGCACTGTACGGAACAGACCAGGAAGGGTCTGTCTGATGGATTACCTGCGCATCTACAATGAGTTGATTGAGCACAGGAAGATGATGCCGAAGCTGGAAGGTGTGTACTATGAGAGGCACCATATCGTTGCAAGATGCATGGGAGGAGGGGATGAGCCAGAGAACTTGGTTTACCTTACTGTGGAAGACCACTTTATGGCGCACTTGTTGTTAGCTAAGGCATACGACACTGACGAGCTGTGGTACGCAGCCAAAGCAATGCTCATTCCAAGAGATGGAAGGACAGTAGTTAAGAATAGAAAGATGTATGCAAGGGTTAAGGAAGAAGCGGTTCGCAGGTTTCTTGCGAAAAGGAAGGACTTCAAGAAGTATGAGTTCAGAGATTTACGAACAGGCGAAGTTTTGGTCGGAACCAGAGATGACGCCAAGAAAAAATTTGGCCTTACTAGGAACGACGTGGCGAGGCTGGTTTTGGGGCAAATAACAACATCTAAAGGCGTTTGTATGGCAGTATCAAACATGGCGGTCCCTAATGTACTAGACAGCACTCTGCATATGTTTAAGCATATCGTCTCTGGCGAGACTTACCAGATGACTAGGAAGGAATTTAGCGTATTTGCAGACATACCTATTACTTATGTAAACAGAATTGTAGATGGAGAGGTGAAGTTTACACAAGGTTACTGCATGGCCAGTACAGACGATTGGAATCATAGGCCCGCCATACTCAGAGAGTTTAGAAGAATTTCTACAGGGGAAGTCCTGCACAAGACGAGTAGACAATTGATCGAGGAATACAGCCTACCAGCGGGTAGTGTTTTCGCCGTGCTGAAAGGTAAGATGGTAAAATGCGGAGATTTCTGCCTTAATTCAACTCTTGAGGACGATCCTAGACTGAAAAAGGAACGCAAGAAGCCTCTAAAGAACGGATTTTACACCTTACACAACATCCCCACTGGGGATGTTGTTAGGGGATCAGCCGAGGACATTGCTGCCATACTAAACTGCACCAAAACACAGGTTTACCGGTTCGCCAGAGGTGCCATGAAGGAAGTGAATGGATATACCCTGCTCAGCGCAGAGGAAGCCTCTCCAAACAGAGAGGCTCACCATCTCACAGAACATTAAACTTCATCAAAATTTCAGCAATCGCCATGCCGAGCTTCAGTTTTGCCTCATCCACTTGAGCAGGGGTCACACCGGGTCCAGGTGCAGCCGCCTCAAGCAACGTCTCCGACACTGCTGAATTTTTTCCAAGTTCTTTCAAATAGCGAGACATTGCTGCCTCAGAACGTTTCGTGTTCTTACGGTTATACTGCCTGCGCTTCGGTTGCTCAACCTTTGCACCTTCGGGGTTGGCGGAGGTTGCTTTGTTCTCTACCTTAACTTCCTTCTTCGGCTCAGCCTTCTTGGACTCCTTCTGAGCCTTCTCTTTCGTATGCTGGTCGTGGACTTCCTGTGCAAGTTGCTGAAGCGTCTCAGGCTTGTCTGCAACCTTCTCATCAGTTTTCTCAACCAGCTTCAGCGCAGCGTCATGGGTCTTGCGCTTGCCAGTGGTAGTCTTCGGGAACCTCTGGCGAACCATAATTTCATGCTCGGGGATGCCCGCATGTTGGGCGTAAGCTCGTGCGATTTTCAGTGCCTGATCTTGCGGAAGGTGCTCGGTGTTCATGTAAAAGTCATACCCTACGAGGACATCCTTCCCATCGAGGTAGGCTTTCAGGCGTCCATCTCCAGTCTTGCGCGAATCAACATCGAAGATTACCGGAGTATTGGTGATTGGCGAAATCCTTGCAATTACTTGTTTCATTTGAGACTCCTTAGATATTAGTGGTTAGGTTAGTTTAGACAGCTACGACCGGCCGCCGCACCCTTCGTGCCGTCGATGAGATGCATGGTACGGGCACATAAGACGCTTGTCAATAGGTATCGTGCGAAAAATCGCAGAATTTCTTGTACTTTGTTCAGAATCGTGCTACGCGTTACTTTGTATCAATTATTTGTGAGAACTAGTCACTCGACATGACACACATGTAAATGACGGTGAGATTGTCACGAACGGGCTGTACAACACTGTTCAAGAAGTGTACCGTGATAGGGCGTATAAAAGAATCACGCTCGGCAGCATGCTTTATGAATAGCCCTCTTCGGTGAGGGCCAGGGAGCCGCTTTACCTATCGCTATAGAGACGGCACAGCCACACATATGCACGACATGGGAAGGGCTTGTATTAGCTGGACAGTCAGGAGCCACGCTTCACAGCGGGGATAAAGGGGCCTATTCGCCGCAAGAATGGCAAGGTGCTGCGCCAGGCCCGCCAGGGACGGCTGGAGAGGGAATGTGCAAGCCTGCTGCGGAGGACGCTAGGAGCAAGGTGCGGGCAAGCTTTGCCCTACCCCACCGTCAAGTTGCTCTAAGTGTTTGAATTAAAGGGGGTTTTCAGGGAGGGCCTCGTTGATGCCAAGCCCTTAGAAATTCCTAGACCAAAATCGAAGTTGCTTGCCCCTTCGCAGATTGAGCTTGGAAATGAACTCGGAGGACGGCTTTCGCAACCCTCCAATGCATGCTACACCAATTCCACGCCCTCTAGTTGCGCAAGGCGTTTCACCTGCTTATACAGCGCCAAAATTTCCCTCTCCCGAGAATTCTTCTCCGAGTATCGTGCCAACGTCTTCAGGCAGTGGAAGAGAATTCCGCTATCATCCTTACTGCCCAGTCGCCACGTCTTCGAGACGAAGTAGGGATCAATTTTAATGACATCGCCCTTCTTCATGTTGCAAGGGAGCACGTATTCGAAGCTGCTGTAGTGGGCGTCGATTGCACCTGCTTCATCAGCACTCTCAACCTTCATATCGTGAGTATCGCCCGCGAAGTGTTCTTTCGGATACCAGTTCTCCGACCCCTCATCGTTCCGCACATTCCAGTGACTACCTTCATCTGAAATGACATCATAGTACTTCCCAACCGTCAAAAAGTTCTGACCTTCTAGATTGTTAATGCACTCAACTTTCACGTTCTTCTCCTCAAAATTTATAAATGTCCTACAGCGACAAGGCGCATTGTAGCAGGTGTTGTAGAGGAGCGCAAGAGGGTGTTGGCAAGATCGTGTAAGAATCCATAAAAATTCTGCTTGCAAAGCGTTTTGACATGCTGTAGTATGGCTATTGTCGTATTAACTTACAAGGAGAATGTCATGCGGTATCAAGTAGGGAGCCTGTGTGTGATAGTCGAAGCACCAGCATATCCACACTTTGTTGGTAAGGAGTGCACTGTTGTTGGACCTTTTAAGGTGTGGTCGGACGGCTACGAAGCTTACGAGGTAGAAATTCAGGGAGAGTCTGGTAGCTGGCGTGCACAGAGCTGCGAAATCAAACTAAAGCGTTTCCCACCCGCAGAGGATGCTTGGTGCCGCGAGAAGGTGAAGGATTTGCTGAAGCCTGTCGATGTGCCCAAACACGAAGAAGACCTTGTATGATACAACAAGAACATCTAGACATGCGCGAACATCGTCATTACACTGCACCCGACTACAAGCCTGAGCCAACTGAGATTGATAGGGTGCTAGGTAATTTGGGATGGTATGAACAACAGGAGGCTGAGTGAAACACGAAATCAACCTGAACGACCACGTAGAAGTTGTCCTCAATGCTCGCGGAGTGGAAATCTACAACGCTTACGAGCGACGATTCGAAGGTCTATACGAAGGCCAAGTAATGCGCTACAAAGCTGAAGGCGATGTCCTACGCGATTCCCTCTGGCACATCATGCAGATTTTTGGTGAGCACATCTACATGGGCTGTGTAGTTCCTTTCGAGGGATGTAAGGTGGTGTGGGAGGGGAAGGCTTGAGTGGCACAGAGCTGCTGCTTGCGCTAATGCTAGTCAGTGCTCAGCAACACTCTGCTGTAGCCTCTGACGAAGTTTGCACCAAAGCAGCAGTCTTTGCAGAAGCCAGGGGCGAAAGCCTGAAAGGAATGCGGGCAGTGCAGCAGGTGGTGATCAATCGAGCTAGGCGGCAAGGAGTAAGCCCCTGTCGTGTAGTTAAGTCTCCTCACCAATTCAGCTTTTACAAACGTGGTATGAATCTTACGAAACTTGGGAAAGATGATTCTCAGTTCTTGACAAGATTCCATAAGGCACGTAGAATGCGCGCAGTACTAACGGAAGACTACACGCATTATTATCGCAAGGACATCCACCCGTCTTGGGCAAAGCGTATGCAGTGTGACAAGGTGGTGGGTAGGCAGGTGTTCTGCCGGGAACGTAAATTAACTTAGGAGGGCTAATGACAAAAATCTACGCGATCTTAAACAAAGAGACAGGGCTGTTCTGTGAGTTTAACAATCGAATCTGCTGGAAGGCTCTCAACTCACTGCAGAGCAGCTTCCACGCTGGGCAGAAGTATTGGGCAAAAGATAAGCAGGTGAAGTGGAAGGAACAGGATAAGTATGTCGCCGTAGAACTCACGGAATATTACTACGCTAGGGAGACGTTTTGATGACACACATCTACGCCATCCTCAACAAAGAATGCATGGGCACGACCAGCAAATGCAAAGAACGCTTACAACTGCCACCGGCACTACAAAGACCCTGTGAAGTTTGACGACCAGGACAAATTCGAGATTGTGGAATTGACAGAGGCTTATCATCGATTGAAAGGGCTTGAGAAATGACGCTAGAACAACTTACAGCAGCACTGGACGAGTATTGCATGGATGAGTATGGTTGCGGCTACTACGACATTGACAACCTTCCTGAAGAGTTCAACCTGACAGTCGTTGAAGAGGGCGATTGGGTGCAGGACCACAAGTACCAAAACTGCACGACGATTGTCACGGACGAGGAGGGTAACTTCTTCCAACTTGACAACAACCGCTCTGGCGGCTACCACACTGATTGGTACTATGGTGAGCCGTTCATCAGCCAAGTGAAGCGTGTTGAGAAGGTTGTTACGAAAACTATTGTGAGCTGGGAGGCTGTATAATGGCAGCGGCTGACTACAGGCTCTGCGACATCTGCGATTGCAAAACCTTCTACGACTCCAACCTGGACTATTGCTTTGTAGAGTATCCGAAGCATGGCTTACGATTGGGCGATTGGAAGGTGATCTGCGAAGGATGTGCAGAGCGATATGAGGTGGTTATTCGGGAAAGGGAGACGTGATGAAGAAAACCGTCAAAGTAGTAATTGAAAAGGAGTATGAGATTGAGCTTCGGCCCGACATTCTCACACAAGAGTTTGTGAACGAGTTTGAATCGTACATGTGGGAGCTTGAGGGGGAGACCCTGGACGAGAAGCTGAACAATCTGTGCGCGTATGTTGCAAGGCAACTGGCACAGTACGATTTGGATTTCGTTGAAGGTGTGGGCTCTGTGGCGAGCAACTTTTCTGTGAAGTTGAAAGAGGCTGCTGGGCAGAAAATCGCTGTTGTGTATGAAGAAGTTTATGATGATGTTGAGACGGAGGTTGGGTGACAGAACGTGACAGGTGTAGAACCTTATGGGATAACATGAGGCTGAGGTGTCGGGACTACTATCAGTCAAAGAAACCCACATACCGTGGTTGTTCGATGTCTGAAAACTTTTCAAACCTATCCTACTTCCGGGCTTGGTGCCATCAGCAGGCTGGATTCAGTATCAAAGATTTTCAACTGGACAAAGACATACTAAAGCGCGGCAACAAAGTGTACTCCGAAGATTTATGTGTCTTTGTTCCTAGAGAAGTGAACATGTTTTTCTCGGGGGCCACTAGTGAAGCGTATATGTCTAATGGTCTACCTGTTGGGGTTACGTGCTTTAAGCGTACTGGGAAGTATGTAGCCCAATGTAAGGTTGCCAACGAAAACATATATCTAGGGTCATACGATACACCAAAACAAGCGAGAATCGCATATGTAGCACACAAAATTTTGACAGCAAAAATTCTGGCTGATAAATACCATGACCTGCTAGATCACAGGGTCTTATTTGTGTTAGAGAATTATGAAAGTACCAAGGAAGAGTATGTTTAAAGCACGACTGATTGCAGTTACGACGCCTGTAGACGGCACTGGCATGGAAGACGCAAAAGACCTAATCGCCTATTGCGCTAGGGTTAGCAATCCAAAGAACCAAATGAACATGGACACAGCGCAGAAGCTGATTGACTACCTGAAGCGTATGCGCCACTGGTCTCCGCTGGATATGGCTAACTGTGTTGTTGAGGCGGAGGCACCACGTGACATCATGCGTCAACTGTTGCGCCACTGGAGCTTGCGCCCACAAGAATTTAGCCAGCGTTACCAGAACGTGAATGAACTCGGTAACGCTTTTATGATTCGTGAAGCCCGTCTGCAAGATGATAAGAATCGCCAGAACAGTTTGCAGACGGATAACGAAGACCTGAAACAGTGGTGGCGTGATTCCCAGGAAGAGATTCTTACGCTTGTTAAGACCAAGTATGCGGAAGCCATCGAACGAGGAATAGCACTAGAGTGTGCCCGAGTAATTCTTCCAGAAGGCAACACTATGTCGCGTGCGTACTTCAATGGCACGATTCGCTCGTGGATTCACTATCTCGACGTGCGACTTGAGGAGGGTGTTACGCAACAGGAACACGTCGAGTTGGCACGATTGATTGCGGATCAGGTCAACAAGAGCTTCAAAGTCGCGTGACAACAAAAGCTACGCAGCCAGCATAACAATACAGAAAATCATTGACGCTGTTCAACATTTGCTATACCATGTCTGTGCGTGTCATAAGGCACGCCTAACAATCAGCAAGAAAGGAAATGTATGAAGAAAATTCTTATGACGTGCATCCTAGCGATGTGTGCTTCGGCAGCATTTGCACAACAAACTGCACCCACTTGTACAGATGGAAAAGTGTCTGGACCGCCCATCATCGTTGAGCCGAGCACTAATGAGCCTATCCTGTCGCCCAGTGGTGTTCCTCCCGACGAGGTAAGTGGCCCACCAGCTCCTGTCCTCACGAAAGCTGACAAGGGTTCTGACGACAACGGTGCTCTCCTGGCTGGCGTGGGCCTTGTCGGGCTGATTGGGCTGGGCAAGCTGGCACAGAAGCGGAAGGCGAAGAAGGCTGCTGAGGGTATTGGCTGCGCGTAAGCTGTAGAGGGCGAGGGCGCTTCGGCGCTCTTTTGAGACAATTTTAGGAAAGATTACTTGGGAGGGAATATGGCAAAGATGAATCCTGAAGCGAAAACTAAAGTTGTAGAGGCACTACGTAGTGGGAAGTACAAGCAAGGTGCTGGATACCTCCGTCGTGGTGACTGCTTCTGTGTGTGGGGTGTTATTTGTGATGTGTCAGAAATTGGTGCATGGGTACCAGATCTGGGTGAACTTTATCGCTATGAAGACGGTATTGATCAGAGTGATCGGAGATGGCAGAGATGGTTTGGTCCAGCACACAGCGTCAAGAATTGGGTAGGTCTTGACGACTATGACTCCCATGTAGAAATTAACGGAATCGTTGACACTCTGATGGACCACAGCGATTACGGCGTTGCGTTTGCTGAACTGGCAGATGCTATTGAAGAACAACTTTAAGGAGAAACCATGACAACCCTTATTCTACTTATCGCTCTCGCATGGCTTATTTGCGCGGGGATTACTTGCTGCATGATTGCGTGTGAGTGCGACGAGATTACTTTGCTGGACATCTTCATGGCGTTGCTGTGCGGGCCTGGCGGTGTGCTGGCATGGCTTCTTAGTCCACTACTAGGTGTCGTACACAGCATCACTGTTTGGAGGAAGCGATGAGTTTCAAGACGTTTGAACAGGTGTCCGAAAAAGCCGTACAAATTGCGGACAACGATCCTAGTGCGCGAGTTGCTGTGTTTGATTTGCGTGTACGCCAGAAGGTGCAGGACAGCCTGAGTTCGCAGGGAGGTCTTAGCAACGGTGTGTTCAAGGTCCACACTCTTACGTATGAGAGCTTTGAAGGCGGTGTGGTGAAATTCTATGATGCAGGTTCTGAAGTGTGGATGCTTGTGGCAGGCTCAATGTTCACGCATGTATTCTGCTCGGAGTATGTCAGTGAGCGGGATAAGAAGCTTATTGCATCGCGAATTCGTTACACTAAGGAGCCCTATCCAGAGCCTTCAGGGTTTTATGATTTCTACGGTATTGTTAAGCGCACGGAGGTGTGGTGATGAAACAAGTCTTCTACGACTTAATGGCCTACCTCGAACAGAACGAGGACAGTTTTCACTTTGACGACACATTCTGCATGGAATCGCTCAAGAGCGAAATTTTAGCATTTGCTAGTGACTTTGAGAGGCAAATTCAGTGAGCACGGTTAAGGAACGTATCGATGCACAACGTGTCGCATATCTGCGCGAGACAGGCAGGGAGCCCAAGTATGTATTCCTGGGCAGTAGTGAGATTAGCCAGCTTGACCGTGCTGAAGGTCAACTCGTGTTTCGCTACAAGGATATGGATGTTGTCGAGGTGATTAGGAGTCACTGCCTAGTTGTCGGGGATAAGCTTGTTGTGAGGGAAGAAACGTGACCCACGGCTATGAAGTTGTCCGGCAAGAGCATTCTGTACGAGTGTACAGCCTTGACAGCAAGGGCGAGCGGCTGAAGATTGCTTCTGATGTGGTGGGTGATGCAATTCTGTCGGAGCTTTGTGTCAAGTTTTATGAGACGCTATGTCAGGCGGCACATCTTAAGTTGGTGAGGGAGGGTTGATTTGGGTTACTGGCATAAGGAGAATACTAT